CGCCAAGATCGCGCAGTGTGCCATCAAGCCCAGAACTGGTGTTTCCCTTGTCAGTCACATTTCCAGGTTTAGAAACCGGCTCCAATGCCTTGGCCGCGCGATCAGCCTTTGCCTTTTCAAGAGTGGCATTCAAGCCGGCTCGGTCCGAAAGGCGGGGTAATCCGAACAACCCTCTTAAGGTGTTTTCAAGGCCCTGTAAAAAACCGAGGTGTTCTGGTGGCTTTGAAGCTGCCTGTGGCGTCGGTGGTGGGCCTACCTTACTTACAGGGTCAAAGGGGGCAGGTAAACCGACAAGTTTAGTGCCGAGTGCCAAAGCCTGAGCACTGAGACTTTCATGGGAGGGTGTAGGACTTAACACCGGCTTTACAGGCTTCGTTACTTGTGTAGGCGAGGGAACTGCAGCTGCAGGTGGCGCCTCTGATAACTTTTTCACAGCATAAAGACCATCTACAACACGCGTCGTATCGGTATTAAACCCGTTAAGCGCCATCCCAAGCATATTTATATCCCCTGTTAGACGCCCATTTGCACCATTCAGAGCATCCAGGGCCCCCTTAAATTGCCCAAGCTTAATTTCAATCCCTGTAAGTGTTGTTCTACTGGGAGGCGACACTTTCATTGTAGCGCCGACTATCGTAATTGATATCGAGCCCTTAATTCCAGGTATCTGTATATCATTTAGAGTGATTATAGAAAGACCTATTCCAGATATTTGTCCGCTCAACCCAGATACTATTCCTTGAACGCCATTTCTATCATTTAAGCGACCCGAATTATATACTGGAGGTGCCCCAGGTGATTTAAGTGTACCCTGATATCTTGTTAAAGATGGACCCAATCCATCTAATATAAATTTAAACCCATCTCGAGCCAAACCCACATCTTTCAAATGACCACCCAAAATGAAAAGGATATCCCCCTTCTTTTTTAATGTTTCAGAATTACTATTATTCGCTGGAACTAATATAGTGACAATAACTCCATATACACTATTTTTATCACTTGTAATACTCTGTAAAGTAATCGCATAGCCTCCTAGTAATCCAGGGTATGCATCACTGATACCCTTTTTTACCGATACATCTCCAGGCTTGGCCACGGCGCTCAACTGAAGGGCAGTTCGCTGCGCTGAGCGTGAAGCCAGTAAACCCGTATCACTCTTCTCAGCAGCCTGGGCAATTCCTAATTTGTCCCCCAGACCCCCTGTGCCAGATAACTGCACCTCAAGACCATTCCTATTCGTAATAATAATTTTAACGGCACCATATTTCTCAAGCATTGTTCCGATTTTTGAAAGTGTATCATTTAGTGTACCAGGCCCCGGTGGCGCCACGTGCTTTGTCGGCATATCAAGTGCAGGGATGCCCTGGTGAGCTGACAGCCCATCCTTCACACGCTGTACCCTATCCCTGGCTACAGCAACGAGACCCTCCCTCGTAGAGCCGAGATATGTTATTGCCGAGGTCGAGGGGGCCGTCGGCACACCCTGTGGGGTCGGCCGCGACTTGGGTGAAGCAATAGGGCCTGTTGGTAGCCCAGTAGGCAGCGCATCCGTCATGGCCTTCGTATATGCAGTCTTAATTTGCCCCATAGTGGTATTAATATTATTCTGTAGGCTCTTGAGCTGATCTAACATATCCCGAACCTTTTGCTCACCATCGCCCCTTACTGGCTGTTGCCCCGTAATATCTGTCGGCTTAGTCGATATAGGTGGAGTAGTAGGTATCGGGGCTGACAGATTTGTTAATGCGGTATTTATATCATTTCTTCGCGTCACATAGTCATTCAATGTTTTCGTTAAATTATCCCAGGTTGTAATATCAGATATACCAATTAAACCCCGAATTTGCCCATTTAAATATGTGATATTGGCGTCTATTTGTCCAAGATTTATATTCAAGTCGCCCACCAATGCGGACATATCAGCAAACTTTTGCCCTGAAAGACCATTCACGATATTAGAAAGATCGCTCATACGTACAACAAGTTCGCTACGAACGACGTCTGATTTGGCTAATGTGGCTACGGCCGCATTATTATCCGCTGTGGCCCCAGGTGTTGTTGTGCTACTGAGGGCAGGTCTCTGTGCAGTGGCCTTTGCAGCTTCGGCTGTCTTTACCGCTGCAGCGGCTGCAGCCTCTTGCACACGTAACGTAGCCGCGGTGGCCTTAGCTGTTTCAAGGGCTGAAGAAATGTCAGATCCAGCCGTTAAAAGCGTTGCTCGCGTGTTTAGATCCGCGACATAGGCCACAGACGGATTGGGCGTATTTGCGCTAAAATCCTGTAAAGCCTTCTGCGATGTCACTAGGTCGGTTGGATCCGCATTTGGGGGCGTAGCTAGTGCTGAAAGCGTGCTGTTTATGTCATTAATTTTACCTTTAAGATCATTGATTTTAGCAGCTAATGCATTCGCCCCAGATTGTTGCTCCACAATCGGTGTTCCAGCCGCCGCTAAGTTGGCCACAACAACTGCATATTCTTGCTGGAGGTTCACCAACTCTATTTCTAACCTACCCTTTTCCGTTCTAAGGCTGTTTGCCCCAATGTCCAAAGTGGTTGGATCTCCGTTACCAAGAGTGTCCGCAATCGTCGCTCTCATAACTGGCATGACGTCCAATAAATGAAGCTGTAGACCACGCGCTGCTGCATGCGCCCCCTGATATGCCTCCATCATCCCCCTTTGATTCACGGCCGCTGCCGTTGCTTTAAGGCGGGCATCATGCGCTATTATAGCGGCATTATGGGCAGCCGTTGCAGCCACAAGCCGCTGTTGAACTATCGCCTTTTGCTGCCGTATTTGCTGTAGAGTTAATGCAGGCGCCCGCGCTGCAGTTTGGGCTATTAGTAAATTATCTACATTTGCAGATTCAGCTGCAACTTGCGCAACTTGTGCAAGCGTAGCGGCCTGTTGCTGTTCGGTCACATTTAAATAATTCATCACTTCTTGTGTCAATAACCCATTTTCCCTTGCATTTGTAACAGCATCTTCATTTGCCTTTTGCTTAGCCTGTTCAGTTATATTACCCTGCACAGCATTTTCCGCTTCAGTCACTTTCTGGTCAAGCTCGGTAGGACCGGTAATCTTAGACGTAAGTACCTGTCGCCCAACTCCTGTGTATTTGGCGGAGGATGTTATCCCAATCCTATTCGCCAATTCGGCTGCTGCATGGCGAGCTCTCGTTGACTCTAAATATATCGACTCTCTACGCGTATGCTGGGTAGAGGGTGGTTTTACCCCCCCCACCTGGGCCCTTCGCTTCCAATATCGTTGCCCCTGCCCCCTCCCCCTCTGCCGCATCGTGTGCGATCCAGTCATTTCCTATACTCTAAAAATATATTCAAAAGCCGAAAGCAGACTTAGTACGCTTAGTAAAAACGAACTAAATGCGCTTTAAACAAAGCGGGCTAAGTGCACGACCCCTAAGTGCGCGACCGCTAAGTGCGCGACCTCTAAGTGCGCGACCGCCAATGCTCCCCGCAAACATTACAGATATAGAGATACTTCAGATTTGCAGGATCATACTTAATATAAATGACATCCTTCGCAGCCCCGCCCACATTCGACTTACACTCCGCCTTAGGACACTTCATCGTATGAAGATGAGGCAGCGTCGGATCTTGCCGGGTAAATTCATTGAGCAGGATTTTGTACCCCTCGCTCGTCCTCTCCTTGATAAGCGTCTCAGAAATGAGCGATCCATTCGTCTCCTTTTCCGAATATCCACAATTCCTACAGAGCCGAATACACTCATTCTGCTCCATGTTCAAATGAAGATAATATCCACAAGAGCAAAATTTCATCCCTTCTTTTATACTAAGAGGTTATATGTTTAGACGAACAATTTTATTACCGGCCGCTAGCCGCCCCCAATAGCTCCTTCCACTGAGTTATGCCATGCATTTGATAGGGCACATTCACATATTCTTGGCCCTGCTCCCCCCTCTCAATGATCCGAATAATCTTCGGCAAATGCTTCGGCTTCCAAACCTCCTCGAACACCTCCCGGAATTTCCCCCAGGCTTTCGTGCAGTTCCCCCTACCCCAATCAGAAATCGTCTTACATATAAGTCGATACTGAACCCACTCGGCATATATCTTCGCCGGCTTATTCTCCAACGTATATCCCTCCCAGGCCGGCTCATTCGTTATCGGATTATTCGTGAGCAGAGACAGAATACTCAGAAACACGCTCTTCAAATTCATCGTAGAAGCCCACGGAGGCCCACTATACGTCCCCAAAATCGACAGGCACACCTTGCCGGTGACATAGAGATTGGGGTGAAACCGCGTCTGCCCGTCGCTAGTAATAATGAGAATCGTCGGCGGGTTGAAAGGATAATCCGTCGGAAATTCCACCGAAAACATGAGAGGACATCCCTCGTATGGCGTGTCATCCGGCCCGAACACGAGCGCGACGCCCTTTCGCATATCGACTTCATCCTGGCAATAATATATTCCCATCTCCTTCATTTCCTCCGAATGCATTACCTCTACATCCCGTATTATTCGAGGAAATCTGCTCATCTAATGACTTTCGCGCGATCATCTTTAGACCCATCCGGCCCCGCCCCGAATAAAATTGCCCCCATATAACTTCCCCCTCTCTTTACAAGAAAGCCGCCGGATGTCAACGACAAAGTTCTACGACCACGATCTCAGTCGATTTCTAGAGGGCCATCGCACATCCGATGGAACACTCACGACCATGTCTGGCATGGGCGATATTAAGGGCAAGTGGAAGATCTCGGACGAGGAATATCCCGCCTTCCTCGACCTCCTCCATGACTATCTCTTCGAAACACGGGGGCGCTGCCTAAATCTGGTGGAACGGCCCAGGCGCTCCGAGTCGAAACCCCTCCTCATTGATCTCGACTTCCGCTACCCCGCCGATACGAGCATTCGGCGCTCATTCACCATCCTGAACATCGAGCAGTTCGTCCATATGATCGTGAAAGGGCTGGAGCACTTCTTCGGAATCGAAGACTATAACAAACTCCGCTTCTTCGTGACCTTGCGCCCGTCGCCATATACGGAGAAAGGGAAGCGAAAGGACGGGGTCCACATCCTCTGCCCCGATATCGCCCTCACGAACGAAAAGCAGAGCGTCCTCCGTAAATGGATCCTTAACCAACAGGGCATCAAGGCGAATTTCAAAGACACTGGCTACATCAATTCCGACGAGGACGTGTATGACGAGTCCATGACCCGCACACAGGGCTGGATCTTCTACGGGGAGTCCAAGCCGAACATCGCGCCCTATCAGCTGGAGGCGATCTTCATCTACAAGCCGGCAGCCGACGAGTGGATCGACGAGGACATTGCCTGCTATAGCTCGCGCGACTTGATGGAGCTACTGAGCATTCGCTATAACATCATCCCCGATACGAACACCTTGAAGGCCGGCGCCCCTTCAGATCTGTTCGCCACCCTCCTCAACCAGGGTAATTTACCAGCCCCCGCGGCCCAGACGGACCAGCTACCACAGGCAACCCCAGGCGCGGCAAACGAGCTGATCGAGGCCGCGAATTACTTCAGCAGCCCGACGTCCGATAATGAGCGCGGCATGATCCGCCGGTTCGTCCTAGAGTGTCTGAAGGCGCCCTGGTATGAAGACTACGACAAATGGATCCGCGTCGGCTGGTGTCTACATAACATCGATCCCAGCGAGGACACCTTCAAACTCTGGATGGAGTTCAGCGACAAGTCCAGTAAGGCCTCGGGCAATAACTACACCCAGCTCCACAGCGATTGGACATTCGGCATGCGAAAGGTCGGCGACGGCCCCCGCCTCACGGAACGCTCTCTCCGTAAATGGGCGCGCGACGATAACCCAGAGCTCTATGCGAAAATCATCAGCGAGGACATCCAGGAATACATTCGCACGGAGGTGGAGCCGACGCACTATCACATCGCCAAACTCATGCGAAAGATGTACGGGAACAACTACATCGCCTCCGTAAATCCGAAGTCCACTGAGTGGTTTAAATACGACGATGCCATCAATATGTGGAAACGGCTCAATCAGGGAATCGAGCTCCGGTCGAAAATCAGCAATGAGGTGGCCGGAGAGTTCGAAGGGGCACGCGGCATTCTGCGCCGGCTCATCGGGGACATGACGACAAAGGAGGAGCATAGGAAGTGGATGGAGGACAAGATCAAGGATCTCCTGAAGTGCGAGACGCAGCTCTATAATAACGGCTTCACGGAGGCCGTCATGAAGATGGCGTCGCAGCAGTTTTGCGAGGAGGAGTTCATGAACAAGCTCAATATCAACCCCTTCCTCTTCGGCTGCTGTAACGGGGTTCTGGAGTTGCGAGCCAAGGAGGCTACAGGCAAGGAATACGTCATATTTCGGCAGGGGCGGCCGGAGGATTACGTGAGTTTCCTCGCTGGGCGGAATTATCCCGAGACGGACCCGATCAAATACATTCCGTATGATCTGGCCGACCCGATCCAGGCCGAAATCGGCGATTTCTTCACGAAAATCTTCCCGAATGCCGAGCTCCGCGCTTATACGCTCCGCCTCCTTTCCAGTTGCTTGGAGGGCGCAAATCGCGAGCAATGCTACTACACTCTCACAGGGGGTGGTGGCAATGGCAAGTCGAAGCTGGTGGAGCTGATGCGGCTCACTCTCGGTGACTATCAGACGTCCATGTCCACGACAGTGCTCACGCGGAAGCGGCCGGACTCTGGCGCGGCGAACCCGGAGATCATGGTGGCAAAATCGAAGAGGTTCATTTATATGGGGGAGCCCGACGAGAATGAGCCGATCAACGCCAGCGTCATGAAGCAGTTCAGTGGCGAGGACATGGTGGAGGCGCGGGCGCTGTATGGGGATCAGGAGAAGTTCCGCATTATGGGCAAGATCTTTATGATGTGTAACAAGCTCCCGCCGGTGACGTCGATGGACGAGGGTACGTGGCGCCGTATCCGAGTAATCCAGTTCGAGTCCAAGTTCCTGCCGCCGGATCACCCTGAGCTCCTCATGGGCAAGCCGAACGTCTTTCCTCGCGATCCGATGCTGGACGATAAGTTGCGCAGCTGGCGGGAGCACTTTCTCGCGCTTCTGGTACACATTTACCAGACCCAGTATATCCCGAATGGGCTGAGCCCTGTGCCCGAAATCGTGCTGAAGTCGAGCAACAACTACAAGGCTACCTTCGACGTGTTCGCCAGCTTTGAGTCGGATCGGATCCGGACGCCACTCACGTTCGAGGATCATCAGGAGTTTCGCTCAAATCCCATCGACACGAACAGGATCATTTCCATCTTCAATGCCTGGAAGAGGGAGTATAAGTTCGGGGGGCTAACGGGGCGGGAAGTGATCTCGCGACTGGAGGCGAAGCATGGCCCTCCTGAAAAGGGGCGGTTCTGGACCTCGGTGATGGTGTTCGATAGCGATGATCGGGCCGTGGAGTGGGATAAGGCTCGTGCGCCTATAGCCTAGTCGCCCCCCCTGTAAAAAATGCCCCCAAATATTAGATGCGACTAAAGACCATTCGCCGTTCCCATCGGCCCGAGAAGAAGTGGGATGCTGTTTTTATTAATGGCGAAAAGGAAAAGGTGGTGCCATTCGGCGCAAGAGGAATGTCCGATTACACGAAGCATAAGAACGCCACCCGAAAGAAGCGGTATATTAACCGCCATTCCGGAATGGGGGAGCACTGGAATAAGCCAGATACGCCTGGGGCCCTGTCGCGCTGGATTTTATGGAATAAACCCTCGTTCAAGCAATCAGTTGCTGATTTCAAACGACGATTTCGCCTCTAGAGCCTTAGCCGTAATTAATAATGGCAAATGTCATGAGTAAACCTATCATAAAGAATGTCACGACTAACGTCAATAGCGTGTATAGTTTCGCCGCAGAATTTATAGTGGCATATAGAGTAAATACCGCTGCAAAAAAGAAATACGAAAAATAGAAAGCCGCGAGCGCAAAATCCTGAGCGGAATTAAGCCCCCATGCCTTTTTCTCTGCCGGGCTATGCTTTCGATCCAGATATTCCTTTTCATATGTCTGTTCAACTCGGTCGAGCTCTTTCATTTGTAATGTAAGATCTCTTACCTCAGCAGTAAGGTCATTTTTCTGCGCTACGAGGCTCTGAGTATTCGTTATGGCATTTTTATAGGTCTGTAAATCAGTCTGAAGGACATTGATTAAATTTGTATTGACTGCCGCTGTGCCACTCATCTAACATAAATAGTGATTTTACAACCCTGGTGTTGGCCTTAAAAATTACATGTAGCCCCCAAGTGTTTGGGCATACATTGCATTATAATTGGGATATTTAACACCTCCTGTGGACCCTGTGGACACCATAGTCGCTACAGGCCCGGTAGGCCCTCTTGGACCCGTAGAGCCCGTAGCACATCCAGCCTGTTGGAGCTGCTGCTGTTGCTGCGCCGCAATTGTTGCAACCACATCCGCCGAAACATTGGGGCTCAGTTTACCATCATTCATAAAATCCAGCTTGTTCCAATAGGTCTTGTCCCTTTTGTATGATCTGTCTCGAATAATTCCTACATATATGACCAGGACAACTATAATCAGCGTAACAAATGCCACAAACTGGACCTTGAATACCCCGTATTTATACATAACCATAAATATAATAATGAGATTGACCCCTATAAACATAAATTGCGACATGAATAAGAACCCCATTTTGTAAGAATACGTCCACCTATTAATTTCCACTTGACGTTTTGTAGAGTCCGCGGTAATAGTACCAAACATATCTAATTAACTGATACAATATACAAAAGCAAGCCACATGCCGTTATGTTCAAGAAGCTGAATATTTCAATCAACCGAGAGACTGCTCTGGTGCCATCCTCGCTTATTTCAATATTATGCTTGCGGATTTCGTCATATTTCTCGGCCTTTAGCATATCACTCTGCATTGAGAGGGCCGTCGACATCGTTTGAAACTCCTCTAGGACGCTGTGGCCGGATGGTGCCGAAGTCGACAGGAACCCCTCTTTTACGGAATCCAGATCAATCTCCAAAATATGCCGGGAAACGGAAAGGACATCCTGCATGTTTTGAGCCTTGCCTTGGAGTTTGGCAATATTGTCCGGATCCACCTTTTCGTTTCTTGAAACCGCCGTCAGAAGATTATTCAACATGAATTCGTATTGGCCATTCAGTTTGCATAATATATACTTTGCCTCCTGTATGAATGCGTCTCGAGTGCTGTCCTTGTCGATCGTTATCCCCAGACTTGCTATACCGGCCATAATGGTCTTTATCGAGTCGGCACTTAGTTGCCCAGTTTCATCGTGGCGTAGTCCAGACACAGGGAGAAATGGAGTTATGATCGGCATCTCCGCGTCGGCCTGCGTTATTACCGCGTCACATCTATCAATAATTGAATGTGGAACACTCATCTATTGATATAATATCTAAAAAATATAACAAGGTACTCTATCTGATCCCCCTTCTCGTCGGTATGGTCGTCGTCATAATAAAGGGCTTATTCATGTCAAACCGAATATTAACCCCTATGATTGCCAGCATGAAGAAGAAGCCCACGGAAAATAAAAAGAGGGATATGCCAATCAAAATAGGTATGGTGAAATATTTGAGGGGGCGATATATCGGTATAAACGTGTCATAAAAGCTCCTGGAGACCTCGGGGTCGGCTGTAAGGATAGCGCGATCTTTGGCCACGGAAATGTCCTTCATTTTTTGCTCATATTGTGTTGTGCTCAACTCCCTCTTCTCGGACATTAGGCTATTGATCATGTTCGGCATATCACCGAGCTGGGCATTGAGGCTGTCCATACATGCTCGGGCATCGTCGTATCCAGGGAGTAGCGGAGTATTAGGATCCATCGCCTTTAATGCTGTAATTGTTGCTTGAATAGTATCGGGGCTACAGCTCATCTCTACATATTGTGCAGAATGTTCATTAACCTACACAAATGCGATAATGGATGTATTCACCGGACTGGGGTGAGGGTCGCGTGATTTTCACAATATCACCGGGAACAAGGCCGAGAATACGGGCAATAATGTCCTCATGAAAGCGTATCATTGGCAAATTCATCTTCGTTTTCAAATGGTATTTCTTTAGGAACTCGGCGTGTTCACTGGAGGGAAGCATCTCGTGTTTCGGGACCAGCACATGATTGAGAGGATTGCTCACCAGCGTGTGGGCGTCGAAGAAGGCGATGCGAAGATTTTGCGTATTCCAGAGGCTGAGGGCGGCCGTCGTGAAACTATCGCCGATCGATTCGAGTGTAATTACGACAATCTCCGTCGTCTTGGGATCTACAGGATCCCCGTCTTCGGTGTCCAATAGGCGACTCAGAAACCCTGCAAGACGATTTTTCACCTTCGGGATCGCGTATTCGACACGGCATTTCGTCGGGGCTTGGATACCCTCCTCCAGAACCCTCTCCAGGTCCATGCGGAGTGTCTTCTCCTTGTCACCCGTCATCATCGTCTCGATCTCGAAAGGGCCGAACTTCTTATAGCGGGTAATATCGTAGCCTTTCGCCTCCAAGATTTCCAAGAGAGTTAGGCGACTTCTGCGAATAATGTCAACGATTTCAAAGTCCATTCTATGATCTATTATTCCATTAGAATTCCCATTCAAATTTATCGCTCGGACCCGACAAGGGACCCGACAAGGGACCCGACAAGGGACCCGACAAGGGACCCGACAAGGGACCCAATCATGGCTGCTTAATAACGTTGACCAGCGTATTGGCTGCAGGGGGTCGTTGCTGCCCCGAGGCCGACGCGTCTCTCGGCACAGATGGCCGTCTGCTGTTCATCGATCTAGGCTGCTGGCTATTCTGTTGGCCATTCTGCTGACCACTCTGCTGACCATTCTGCTGACCATTCATCGTCTGGCTAATAGCCCCCTGACTCGTATCTACGGCAAATGTCGGGGGCGCGCCATTCATCGGCGCCTGTACCATTTCCGTGGCAGCCGCGGTCCTACCTACATTCATAGGGATCACTAGGACCGGCTGAGTAGTCGTTTGTACATTTACCCCGCTCGATTGGAAAGCTTGTGGTGCTTGTTGAACCTCCTCTCCAGGAATCGCGCTAAAATCGCCATCCTGGAGGGCAATCGGCTCAGAGAAAAGTGGCTCGGTTGCGCCTGTGGTGCTGGTGCTGGGAGTATTCGAGACCGGTGTGAAGGAAAAGGTGTTCGAATTCGCTGCAGCCTTGGGGGTGGCATCCGCTGCCACATCCGGAACCTCCTTGGCCGCTGCCACCGCTGCGTTCACGGCAGCATTCACGGCCGCTGCCGTCACCCTTGCCGTCGTGGACGTCGAGTTCAGCGTGGCATTCACGGCTGCGTTCACGGCCGCGTTGAGTATTCTCGAGTTCACTTGGGGCTGGGCTGTATTGGCCACAGCCTCCTCTATTCCATCGAGCGCCCCTAGAGCGGACAAATCGGCAGCCGACACTTCCGCCTCCGCCTCCTTTTCAATCCGTGCAGGGACATTCAGATCCTCCAGGACGCGCTGTGGCAAGACGGCAGTCAAGGCCGCATTCCGCTGATCCTCTGTCAAATTCACAATAGGAGCCCCGCGCAGACTGGTGACATCATGATCTGTTAATATGCGCATACCCATATTCAGAAAAAAGCTCATTTCCTGCTCCAATAGTTTCACTGCATAGGGGATCTCCACCTTCGAGAAACTCACCACGCTCCGCTTGTTCGGCGGAATAATCTGCATGCTTGTCTCCGTAAATTTCAGAGGGCCATCGCACATAGGGCATATAAACATCTTCTTTCCCTCATTAAAAATCGGAATCGTCCCGCAACCATTACAGATATAGGTGGAATATCCGTCCGCCCGCGTCATATAGGATTCCCGCGTAAAATCGGCTATCCCGTGCCCAAGAATGGCATCTCGCTCCATTTCACCAATACGCAGACCGCCCTGATTTCCGCGCCCACCCGTCGGCTGGTGCGTCTTCTGCTCCCGTCGCCCTGCACCGCGGGCATTCCACTTATCCGCCGGCATGTGCTTGAGGCGCATAATATAGATATTACCCATGAAAATCGAGGACGGGATCTGCTTCCCAGACATTCCGTCATATAACATGTCCTCCCCCGTCGGCTGCATCTTCAGCTGGTTCTGGAGGACCTTCCCAATCTCCTCCGTCGGATTGCCCTCGTTCATGAAGGCCGTGGCATTCCCGATGGCCCCCAGGCCAGGCGCGGCCTTCCCCAATAGGGACTCTAGTAACTGGGCCATCGTCATACGACTCGGCATACAATGCGGATTCACTATCATGTCCGGCACCATACCAGAGGCCGTCCGAGGCATATCATGCGCCCGTATAAGCATGCCGATCGTCCCCTTCTGGCCGTGGCGCGTACTGAACTTGTCGCCCAGCTCCGGGACGCGATCCTGCGTCACTCGGATCTTTATGAGCGCCCTGCCGCTATTATTCGTCATCACGGCGATGCGCTCCACCCGCCCCGTCGTCCATACCTGCGCTAAGAGAGAGGCGTCGCTCATTTCGCCCGAGGAAGACTGCATGTAGCAACCCACCAGCACAGTGTTCTCATCCACCAACTCCCCCACGCGAATAATTCCCCGCTCATCCAACTTCGAATAATCCACGCCGGGTTTCAAACTCGTCCATCCAGGAATGCGCGCAGGATTTCCAATACGCGTGCGCGTCTTGAGTTGCTCGTCGTCCTCCTCAAATATTTCATAGGATTTAAAGGTAATGTTGCGAAACATGCCGCGCGCAAATGAATCGGCATTGAACACGATCCCGTCCTCCTGATTATATCCCGTGAAGCAGCCGATCGCCACCATTAAGTTCTGGCCATACGGCATCTGGCCATCGGCAATATAGTCATAATAGAGTGTCCGCACGATCGGCGCCTCTCCATAGCAAAGGACGTGCGACATATTATCAAACCTGTTCGGATAGTTCGTGGCATAGACCGATAGGCCCTGCTTGCTCTGACTACAACTCAGCTGGTTTCTGGGCGATTGATTGTGGTTCGGAAAGGGGATCACCGACGTCAAGAGACCCAGCATCGTGCTCGGGTGAATTTCCAAATGGCTGGTCTCGGGCTTGATATATTCAGGGAACATGGCTACAAAGGCCTCGTTAGACTCATATGGATCCACGTATTCGATTGCGCCCACGTGGGGTGTCAGAAGCTTGATATATTCCTCCAAGGGGGCCGCCGGCGTGCCGACGAGCGGATCCATGAAACCGGCCTGATATATCTCGCGCCCATTCGTAAAAGGGAAGTTGCCGAATATCAACTCCCTCCACGACCGCGCAGCCTTCATTTTTGCATAGGGCACGGCGCCCTCCTCTAAATGAATGAGAGGCCGCACTGGCCGCCCCTCGTCCAAATACAGATTTACACGCCGCTCGCGAATACTGAATGTGACCGACGAAGTTGCGGGCAGGCAGCCCGTCCATTTCATCAGTTTCAGCACCCTACATAGAACAATCGGCCGCATCGTGTAGCCTATAATACCGGCGTTCACATATACCGGCACCGACGCAATGCTCGTCGCGGAGGTGATCTGGTCGCACCCGACGACGAACCCTTTCGTAAGAAGCCAGTCGACGAACCGGGTCGGCTCCGTGGCCGTCGAGATTGACGTCATGATGCTCAGATTTTTCGTGATGCCGATGTTGCCACCCCCAGGCGTCTCGTTCGTGCAGAAATACCCATATTGGCTCGTGTGAAGGCGTCTCGGGCCGGCGATGGCGAGCTCCGTGTCGAAATCCAGCACGACGCGCCGACAATGCGAGAGGAAATCCATATACGATAGGCGAGACAGGGGCTGTAGGACACCGGCCTTGTCCTCTCCTATGGTCGAGCCCCACTTCCCCTTAAATCCGCGCATAATACTCTCCGTGATCATTCCCGCCTGGAACATTTTCTGGAGAGTCCCCTGCTGAAATAGGGCCTTGAAGTTCGCCCCCTTGTATATCGTCTTGTTGTATTTATACTCCTTGTCGAGTGTGAGCATCATCCCCTTCTTCCACGACATGTATGCCCCCTGAAACAGGGAGCGAACGAGCACGCCACTCGTGAGGCACCGGTGATTGCGAAGGTCATCTTTGTCGGTCGGCATGTCTATTTCGGCATAGACGCGCAGAAACTTGCGCACGCATTCGGCTAAGAAGGACACGCGCGCCCCTGGCCGATTTTCCACGTGGATGAAGGTCTGATTATAGAGGATATTGAGAACATGGGCCTCGCTGAAGCCCTTCGTGAGAATCTTTATATATTGGATCGCCGAATAGGTGTCGAGGAAGGGGAAGGCGTCGAGGATGCTCTCATGTAGATAGGGCTGTAATATCTTCGCCTCCTCGGACTCGGGGTCGGGAAATATCTCGCGAATGATGTCCTGGTCGGATTGAAGACCCATTGCCCGAAAGAGAATGAAGATTGGGATCGGCTTTCGAACAAATGGGAGGCTCACTTGGAGCACATTTTGCTGCCTGAGCCAGCCGAACGACACGCGCTTTATTTGCCTTGTGACAGGATTTAGACATGAAATGGTGGCGTACATTGAAATCTGGGGGTCGCGATCCTGTTTCGTGATGTAGAGGGTATTGAATGCCTGTTCCTGTCGGGTGATTAAGACTTTCTCGGAGCCATCCACGATGAAATAACCGCCGTAGTCGTATTGGCACTCCCCCGCCTCCTGTAAGAACACCTGTGGCTTCCCATATAAAAGGCAATACCGGCTGTGTAACATGATCGGCATTTTCAATAGGGGGAATTGCTGAAGATAGGCGTATTCCGGTCGCTCGGGGTTCAACTCGATAATCTCCGTCAGAGGCCGCCCGCCAGACTGATTTGGCGTGCTGATCGTTAGGCGAATGAATATGTCGGCCGTGATCTGGCTCGAATAGGTGAGATTGCGGAGGCGGGCCTCGTTGGGGAGAAGCACGCGAATCTCCTCGGAGTCCTTCAAACTCACACTGGGCGTGCCAATGTAAATCTTCGAGCCATCCAGGCCACCGATATAGAGCTCGGCCTTTATTGCGTATATCCCTGTGCTGCCGATTTGATCCTGTAGGATTATGAAGGGATTTTCGGCCTTTATAATCGCCGGCAAATCCTGCGACAGAAAGTGGCTAAAACTCTCGAGATGATGACGTGTAAAAGGGTAGTCCTGTGTCTTGAAATACACCTTCAGAAGTCTGTCGGTCATTTCACGCCCTTCATCCATTCTAATGATATGATCCTAATCCCTATTTAGGTTTATTACTGCAGGTTACTAAGAACCGCCATATACTTAATGTAAGTATATAGCCGTATATACCTTCCCACCCATATACTCTCCCGCCTATTGCTGTAATGCTTTGCTAGACGGATCAGGTGACGGGGCGAGCTGATGCCCCTGTAAAAATGCCCCTAGTGGCCCACCACCCCCACCGGCCTGATTGGAACCGATCGATACGGGAACTTTCGCGCTGATGTCGACACTGCCACATCCCTCTGTGAGGCCTATGGCGGGATAGGCGGGGCCACCCTGGGACCAATAGGCGGGATAGGATCCAGGGGCCACATAGACGCCGGGGCCCGTGGATTGATCGACGGGTGCGCCACTGAGGGCCGCCGCCGCGCCGCCCTTCATCTTTCGGGTGAATTTTCTGGTGGGTTTCGATCGGCGGGCCTTCAGAAACTCGTCAGAGGATTTATATGAGACGGGGCGATGGAAAATGCGCTTCCACATTTTTTGAAACTTTTTAATATTATCGTCGTGCTGGCTGCCGGATCTGAGAATATCGTGGGTTTCTCTGTCCAGCTGATCGAAGGCATGCTTGATCTCGGGAATGCTCATGGCATTCTTCGTTGATTTCGGAACCAGTTTCATCCCTGCCTTCTTTGTTTGCGACATCCCACTCTACCTAGGATTAATTTAATAATACCCCTTCTCTAGGGCCCGATAGAGGTCATCATTTTCCCTGTATTTATCCTGCTGTGAGCGCCTGGGGTCCGTAGTGGTCTTGAAGCCCGTGAAGCCTAGACCGAGTAGATTTGGCACGGGGCTGCCTCTAGGAAGTGAGAGGGCGAATCCAAAAGTCAAAACCACTAGCGCAAATATTAGGATCTGGGTCGCGTGTGTCTGAATACCAGTGTTAAACATGAAATTGCGATAGTCGATTTTATACATATCTAGGTGCATATACAGCGTATAGCAGAGGGCGAGAACACTGAAAATGCCTATAATAAAAATGGATGGCTTTGTCATAAATGCTGCTAGAATTACTATGCCGGCAACACTTACTGAAATCATTGATGGGACATATAGATCCATCTGATCCTTCTCTTTTTAATCGTGTGATTAAATCTTATCAATCAGATCTATTTGGGTTAGAAAGTGTTTCCTGCAGCAGGACCTCGTGATTTTCATTGTATCCAGGATCATCTTCTCTGCCGTATCAGGAATGGTCTTTCCGTCGAAATATACCCGCTCTTCGGCATTGTCGCCCTTGTGGCGCTTTAGTTCCCGTTGATAAAAGCGCCATTTGTCGGCAATGAGTTTGCCGCAATTCATACAACGAATGGGGATGATCATACTACTTCAGAATATGATCTTCCGGGCTGTAATTTTATTTCAGGCCGGGGTTGTCAGGGGGTTGTCACTAGGGCCACCAGCCCAGATCCGGAAGACGCGTATAATTTCTATCTATCAATCCATATCCTCCCTTAGAATGTCATCTGTGTTAAATCTTGGAGGATTGAACTTTCAAAATGGGAACCCGGTCCGTCGCGAAATTGTTCAAATGCGAAATGAGATCAACGAATTGAAGAAGGCCTTTGCCACTCTCAAGGAGACCGCCGCCACCGCTGTGCCCGTGGCCGCCACTGCCGGTGTGCCTGGGCCACCTGGGCCTGCAGGCCCTCAAGGGCCCCCAGGGTCAGACGGCGCAGCCGGTCCACAAGGCGCAGCCGGTCCACAAGGCCCCACCGGCCCCGCCGGCGCCCTTTCCTACATTGCAATGCCCCCCGGTATGATGCCCGCCGCCACCCAACCCGCTACGTAATGATTTTTCTCAAACTGGCCGCCGATATTGTGATGTTTTCCCTCTCCTTCAACTCGAACACAATACGCTTCAGAGGACATGCCGAATATGTCTTGAGATATCCCTCAATCGTTTTAATCTCATCATCGCTCCATTTCGAGCGACTATGAGTTTCAACCGACCCCACCGACGACACCGACCGCTTTGGCCCCGCCGAAGTCTGTACGACACCCTGAATGGCAATCTCGTTCGCATGATGCTTATCGTGACACGACGAGCACACGACCACCAGATTTCGCACGTCGTTCTGGTCTAATCCATCGCTGAATTTCCCATCCACTGCATCCCGCCGTTGCCGAATGTGGTGAACCTCCAGATCCTTCACAATGCTGTGACCACACACCTCACATTCGCGCCTCTGTATGGCGCTGTTCCACTGGCTCTTCGGCGCGTCCATTTGGCTCGTAGTCCCCATGATCTGATGGCGGATCGTGGCCGCTGCATCGAGAACGCCTGCAGGGAGGTTCATGGCCCTGGCCACTTCTAGACCATATAGACTTGTTCCAGGCCCAGGCACAAGGGTCCGCTCATATACCAGGACATCGCTCACCGGATCGTATCGCACTTTCAGATGCCATATTTTGAGGGGCGGCAACGAGGGGATGGATAGGATGCCGTGGAGATGTGTGGCAAAAATGTGTTTCGCCCGCCTGGCATGGAGATGTTCGAGGCTCGCTCCCACGAGTGCAGTGGCGCTGATCGACTCCGTCCCAGAACACACTTCATCGCCCAGAACCAGACTATAGGGATCCGCCCTGGAGAGGATTTCGCGAAGTTCCGTCATTTCGACCGCAAAAGAGGATAGGCCGGCCCACAAATTATCCGCGCTCAGAATTCGGGTGAAAATGCTGCGAAAGGGAGAAAACACGAATTTACTTGCAGGCACATAGCACCCTGCCTGAGCAAGAAGGACCGCAATACCGACAGCCTTCATGAGACTGGATTTACCGCTAGCATTCATCCCGTAGACCAGCCAACCATGCGCGCCTGAGACCAGCGACACGGAGTGCTTGACGTATTCAACACGGGTCGTAATGCGCTCAATGAGCGGGTGGCGCAGACCCTCCACGCTTACGGCCCCTTCACTCAAATCGTCCCCTATCACCGGTCGCACGAACCCCAGCTCCTTCGACACTCTCCAGATAGTATATACGACATCCACGCCGGCCACCCACTCCTCTAGAGCGTCCCACTCGGTTAGACGCTTGGCCAGATGATCGCACACGGACGGGATGACATTCTTAATCGCCACCTGTAATTCCGCCCGTAGCCGAATGATTTTCGCATACACATTACACAGATAGGGCACCTCTAGAGATGACGACGCCTTCTTCGAAATAATACGGGTCTCTCCATATGGGCCGGGGCCGGGGCCGGGGCCCTTGCCCTTTGCTAAAGCGGCCATGACGGCCTTGTTCCCAGTAATGACGGGGCCCAGAATGTCGCGATATTCCAGCCGAAGTACATCGATCGGAAGACCGGCCCAGACGCGAATTGCCTCCACGCATTCGGATAATTTGCCCTCCAGCTCGACAATACTGGCCTCAATTTGATGGACTTGGGGGGCGTGTTCGGGGTGGAAGCAAAAGGCGTTCTCGGATGCTTTTAGGGCCCGCTCCATCGAGAAAAAGTTGCGCAACTCGCCCTGCAGCTCCTCCGCCGACCAGCCGGCGTGTTTCAGAATTGTCGGTGAGAGAATTTTCACAATATGGGCAATACTCGTGTAACTTTGATCGAGGGCAATAATGTCATCGGAAGATAATTCGGCCGCCAGAATTCGCCGATGGAGGCGCGGCAAATCGGCAATCGACCGCATCCGCTGCTTGATTATTTCCCTCTCTTCGGGGGCCAACAACTCTATTGCGTTTATCTCGTCGTAGCGCCGAGAGAGGCGATCCGGTTCAGCGATGGGATACAGAATCCGACTGCGCATGGCGCGTTTACCGAAAGGCGTCAGGGTCTTTTGGAACAGGCCGAGGACGGATTTATCAATGTTGGGCGCCACCATATTCAGCTGAACGAGCGCCTGGTTGCCTAGAAATACATTGGACTGCGGCGTCCAGCGATCGGGTTTGTGGTATTTGCTGAGGCCCGACGGATACATTTCGACCAGGGCTGAAAGAATGGAACAGAGGGCGCGCTCAATCAGGGGCGTCGTCGTCAGCTCAAGGGCCTCTCTGACTGGGAGCAGGGACGGGAGGCGTATCATTTTCTGGAGATATTCCTCCCTGGCGAACGGCTTCTCGAAGTTGCCCTGGACTGACACGGCCTCGCAGCGGGTTTGGATATTTCCGAGGCCGAATTGTCGCTGTAAGAGATCGACGGCCGGCTGTCCACCACCTTTCCACCAGACAATACACTCTTTGGGAGGATGGACCTGAAAGAAATGGGCGCCATCGTCGGCCACCCACGAATCGCGCTTGCCATTCGCCACGGATTGATAGGTGTGTATGCGACCGGTCATTAGCTCGATTGCGATGGTGGCGAAGGTGGGCGGGTCACGTGAGCCTGGCTCGGCGGCCTCCATCCATATGCCGGCGATATAGGTGGAATCCTGGCCGGCGTTTTCAGTGTGGGTTGCCGGCGAAAGAATACGCGCCACGTCGCGCCCCTTGACGGCCCCCTTGATGTCCTTCTTCTGGTCATACACGATCACATACCAATTCTGGCGCGTGAGCATGCCTGCATATTTGTGGAGGCTCTGTTCGGGAATACCGGCAAAGAGCCCGTCGGCGCCTTTTGGGCCGTCTCGGGGGCGCGTGGATAACTGGATGCCCAGAATATCTACTGCGCGCTTCATGGAAGTGTGCGTATTGCCGTCGGGCGTAATCCAGTCATACATCTCGTAGAACTTTCCCACGAGATAGAAAATTGCTATATCGTCGCCATATTTAGCACTATGGTGACGATATGCCTGTTCGTATTTTTCGTACATACGGGCTCAGATCCTTATATATAAGTGTCACTGAATCTTAAAGTGGTCTTAGCTCTTCAGAGCTCTAAAGAGCTCGCCGCTTCATCGTCATAAAATCCGTATATATTTGCCTCAATATATTTTCGGGTGCCTTCGTGTCCACCTTTATAAGTTTAGCTGCGATGAGTTCCTTCTTAATAGTCTCGAGTGGCGTGTCCTCGGCCCTCTTCTTTATCGTTTTTGCCCTCTTCAGACGCGATTTAAGACCAGTCGTGTTCATTTTAATGTGCTTCATGGTCTTGTGATGCTTTTTGGGCGCAATGAGCTTGGGACTACCAAGAATCACCTTGGTCGCCTTCTTTGTTTTCGAAAGGATCACTTTCTTGCCGCCCCCAACATGTGTCGTGGTCGTCTCTTCGGGATGCGTGGTCGTGGTCTTGGGCATTGTGGTCGTCTCTTCGGGATGCGTGGTCGTCTCTTCGGGATGCGTGGTCGTGGTCTTGGGCATTGTGGTCGTGGTCTTGGGCATTGTGGTCGTGGTCTTGGGCATTGTGGTCGTGGTCTTGGGCATTGTGGTCGTGGTCTTGGGCATTGTGGTCGTCTCTTCGGGGTGTGTCGTCGTAGAGCGTTTCGTGGTCGTCTCTTCGGGGCGCGTGGTCGTAGAGCGTTTCGTGGTCGTCTCTTCGGGGCGCGTGGTCGTAGAGCGTTTCGCGGTCGTCTCTTCGGGGCGCGTGGGGGGGGTTGCGCCACCCCATAATTTAGTTACACGCATCTTTCTTGATTTCCCTGCAGTTTTCCCACCCGTTTGTGCTGTAGAAGTATTTATAATAATACTCTTTGTATTCGGATCACTCATCTATTTATCTCCGATAAATAAATTTAAAGCGCAACCTATATATTCAATCAGGTATGATCCCATCCTACAGACATCTTCTAGATTTGTATTTCAAGCAGACGGAGGGGCGGCAAATTATCTCCCACCAGATCGAATCGTTCAACCATTTTATGGATATTGACATTCCTGAAATTATCCAGAATGTCAATCCCCTTATTGTTCGAGGGAGTCCAGAAACACCCCTCTCAGGTCCTCGTAGTGCCCTCGCCTCCGCCACGGGCCTGTCAACGAGCGCTGCAAATGCCCTAATGGGCCGTGTGGCCGAGATACCCTATGGCTCCAACATAAGCCAGGCGAAGCACGACTACGAGGTGGCCATCACCTTCCAAAACGTCTCTCTGCGTAAGCCAACCATCTTCGAGAACAACGGCGCCATTCTGCCCATGATGCCCCACGATGCCCGTCTACGCAATCTGACCTACGCATCCCCCCTCTTCGTCGATGTCCATGTGAAGACGACCTTCATTGACAATACCAACGGCGGCGAGCGCAAAGTCCGAGAGCGCCTCTTTCCCAATGTTCATATGGGCAAGATCCCCGTGATGGTCGGGAGTAAATATTGCCTCCTCCACGACCAAAAGCACATCCATCCCCGCCTCCTCGGCGAATGTGCCGAAGACTTCGGGGGCTACTTCATCATCGGCGGCGGTGAGCGAGTCATCATCGCCCAGGAACGGATGTCGGAAAATCGGCCAGTCGTATTCCGAAACAACAGGAATACCACGAAGGACATGGAAGTGATCGAGGTCAAGTCCATTGGCCCCGACAATGACCAAGTGCCTAAATCGAATGCGGTGAAAATCATGTATCACCCTAAGAACCCCCAGATCCACCTCCTCCGAGCCACCATGCCCCGCATCAAGACGGACATTCCCCTCTGGATCCTCTTTCGCGCACTCGGGGTCGTCTCAGACAAGGAGATCGTGGATCTCATTCTCGGCCCCGACAATGACGGCAGTTTCGACGGCATGATCGACGAATCCATCCAGGAGGCAGCCGACATCCAGACACAGGACCAGGCCTTTGCATGGATGAGTGGCCATGTAAATAGCTGGTCGTCACGCACGGCGCGCCAGATGAAGATGGAGGATATCATCCACACGGAACTCTTCCCCCACATCGGCCTGAATGCCTCCTTCTATTACGCAAAGGCCTGCTATCTGGCCCACATGACGCGGAAAGTCCTCTGGGTCTCGTCCAATCGCATGCAGAACGATGACCGAGATGCCTACCCGAATAAGCGTGTGGATCTGCCCGGATTTCTCCTGGCCAACCTCTTTCGCAGCTACTTCAACACGAAGATGATCAAGGACATTCGCTCGTCTCTTGCCAAGGAGATCCACAATGGCGGCTGGCGGGCCTCAGGCAACTTCGAGGACATTCTCAACGTGAGCAACATCAACAAAGTGATCAAGTCGGTCATCATGGAAGTGGGCCTGAAGACGTCCCTGGCAACGGGGAATTTCGGCTCGGCCAAGATCGGTGGCCCCTCCAAGATCGGCGTTTCCCAGGTTCTAAACCGCCTCAACTATATCAGCGGCATCTCCCACCTTCGGCGCATCTCGACCCCCATTGAGAAGACGGGAAAACTCATTGCCCCGCGCAAGCTCCACAACACCCAGTTCGGATTCATCTGTCCGTCCGAGACACCGGAAGGCCACTCGGTAGGCGTCGTGAAGAATATGTCCTCCACCGCCATTGTTAGCATCTATAGCAATCCGAAGACCATCCGCGAGTTCATCGACGCGGCGGGGACCCTGAAGCGCCTGGAGCACACGACCATCGAGGAGAAGCACCGGTGTACTCGCGTCTTTCTCAATGGCGCCTGGATCGGCATCCTGCCCATCGACGCCACGATGCCAATGGTCGATCGGCTCAAGGCAGCCAAGCGGATGGGGCGCATCCACGTACAGACCGGCATCATCTGGAAGTCGTCCCTGCGCGAACTCTGGCTCACCACGGAGGCAGGGCGCATGCTCAGGCCCCTTCTCGTCGTAGAGGCGCTCAAGGAGATCGCGAAAGACACCACCGGCTCAATGCTGAAGGGAATCCACGGAATTCGGCGCTGGGAGGAACTCCTCCTCTGGGAGTCGCCGAATGGTCAGCATATCATCGAATACATTGATCCGGGCGAGACGGAGAGCGCCTATATTGCGATGAAGGCAGAGGATGCCATCGTTGAAGGCGCCCCGAACTACACCCATGCCGAGATCCACCCCAGCACCATTCTCGGAACTCTGGCGAGCAATATCCCCTTTCCCGATCACAACCAGTCGCCGAGAAACTCCTATCAGTGTGCCATGGGGAAGCAGGCGATGGGCATCTTCGCCCTCAACTTCCGAGAGCGGTTCGATGCACTCGAGCACCTCCTGTGCTATCCCCAGGTGCCCTTCGTCTCCCCCTTCATGAGCAAGTTCTACGGGGCCCAGACAATGTCGTCCGGGCAGAATATCATTGTCGCTATCATGACCTATACTGGCTATAACCAGGAGGATTCCGTCATGATCAATCGCGGCGCCCTCGATCGCGGCCTCTTCAGGAGCATCTTCTATAGGACGTACAAGGACGAGGAGCGGAAGAACCAGTCGTCGGGTGAGGAGGAGCGCTTTCAGCGACCTGACACTACTACGACGAAGCAGATGAAGAATGCGAACTACGACAAGCTGGATGAGACCGGCTTCGTCCCTGAGCAGACCTTTGTGAATACGGACGATATTCTGATTGGAAAGGTGGTGCCGTTGCGTGTCCCCACAGGGATGGTGATTCCTGCAGGGGCGAAGAAGTTCCGTGACGTCTCGAGGACTATGCGGAACAATGAGGTCGGCTGGGTGGATCGCATCTTTCGCAACAGGAATGGCGAGGGCTACTCGTTCGCCAAGGTGCGCATGCGGCAGGATCGTATTCCGGAGATTGGGGATAAGTTCTCATCGCGTCACGGGCAGAAGGGGACAGTCGGGATGATCCTCAATACGGAGGACATGCCCCAGACGGCCTCGGGCATTATCCCCGACATTATCATTAACCCGCATTGTATTCCTAGCCGAATGACGATTGCCCAGTTGATGGAGACGCTTCTGGGGAAGATGGGGTGCGAGCTTGGTTGTCTGGGGGACGGATCCCCCTTCAATGATGTGACGCTGGAGGGGATCACGAAGATCATGCGTGATCAGCTGGGCATGGAGCCGCATGGGAATGAGATCCTGTATAATGGCTACACGGGTCGGCAGATGGAGACGAGTATCTTCATGGGCCCGTGTTACTACCAGCGATTGAGGCATTGCTCGGCGGATAAGATGCATTCGCGTTCGTCGGGGCCTCTCGTGATGCTGACGCGGCAGCCGGCTGAGGGGAGGGCGCGAGAGGGTGGTTTGCGTTTTGGGGAGATGGAGCGTGATTGTGTTGCTGCGCATGGTATCAGTGAATTCACGAAGGAGCGCTTGATGGAGTGCTCGGATCTGTTCCGGTGCTGGAGTTGCCAGGATTGTGGTTTGATCGCGATTGTGAACCCCCGAGAGGGGATCTGGCAATGCAAGGGCTGCGGGAATACCACGAACTTCTCGGCGATTGAGATCCCGTATGCCTATAAACTGCTACTCCAGGAGCTCGAGACCATGTCGATTTCCAGCCGTATTCTTACGCAACAGAAGTTGTTGCGTGGCTTCAAGGCTGAAGCAACAGAAGAAAAGTCTAATGTATGAATAAGGAATGGCTTTGGGTACAAGGCGGAAAAATAGAAGAGGGGGTCGTATAACACAGAGGGGTGGGCGACGTGGTGCTGCATCAAGAGCTACGCGAGCAGCCAAACCTGGTTATAAAGCACCGCCACCAAAGGCGAAACCTACCGCAAAAGCTGCAAAAACACAGGCCGCCGCCACTCAGAAAAAACAGGCTGCGAAGAAAGCTGCCACGCAGAAGGCGCAGACCGCGCACAAATCAAAAACGAATGCGCAGCACAAATCAAATATGGCAAAAAAGAAAGCGAATGCAAAGACGGCAAAGGCCCAGCGTGTTGCTAAAGCAAAAGCAAACCCAAAGACAGCACGAAAGAAGGCCGCGAACGCAGCAAAGGCCAAGGCGGATGTAAAGAAGGCCGCAGCGAAACGAAAAAAGGACCAAGCCGCTGCAAAGAAGAAAGGTGAACAAGGCGGTCAATCCGGATTTTTTGGTGGTATGCCTGGCGCTCTAGGCAGTTTGCTCGCCGCTGCAGGTCAAGGTCTAGCCGCCCTTGCAGGACTGGCTGCACAAGCAGCCCAAGCCCTTCTACAAGCAGCCCTTGCAGCCGCCAAGGCCCTATTCGACGTCCTCGGCTCCGCCCTCTCCGCCCTCTTTGACGCCATAGGAAGCATGTTTTCGAAAGGGAGCAGCCCATTTCACGACGCCTCTGGAAATCCCCTACCATGCGCAGAAAGATGCGCAAAAGTTATGCCAGGAGATCTGGATTCTAAAGAGAGGAAGGACCGAGATGAGTTATTCCAGAAAGTTCTAATGAATACTTTTTTGGGGGGCCAGAAGATCAAGGCAAGCCCCACCCCTGCTTTAACAAACGAAGACGCGCAAGAACTATGCGCCGAATTCCCAACATGTAAGGGTAAGGGAAAATGTACTCAAGCATGTATACGACAGGAAACCGATAAAACAATGGGTAAATTACACGATGCAATACATCTTCGCTCCCCAGCGTTTCACGCATTCATATGCATGTGGCTCTCTGTTGCTGCAAAATGCGAAGCTGGAGAGTGTGCAAAGGAGGGCGCCACGCCACCGGCCCCTAAGTAAAAATTGACGAACGAATCCGCGTTATCTTTAGCAAAAGGTTTCATCTGACATGTATAGTATGCGCGTCCAGAAACGTAGCGGCGATCTAGAGGGTGTTTCTTTCGACAAGGTTCTCCAGCGCATCCGCGCAGCATCAAAGGGCCTCTCCGTGAACCCCGACGCCCTCGCCCAACAAATCCTCTCGCGCATCGTCGACAAGATCCATACGAGTGAGCTAGATGAGCTGACTGCTCAAATGGCTGCCTCCCTCAGCACAACACACCCCGACTGGGGCACCCTCGCCGCCCGCGTGGCCGTCTCCAATCACCACAAAAACACCGACCCCGTCTTCTCTAACGTAATCAACACGCTATCGAACCAGTTCCACCGAACCGGCGATCCCCTCTCCTACATCTCAAAGGAACTCACCAATCTCGTGGCCAACCGCTCCGAAGAGATCGACGCCCATATTCAGCACGATCGCGACTACCTGTTCGACTACTTCGGCTTCAAGACGCTCGAGAAATCCTATCTCCTCAAAGACACTTCCATGAAGGTGATCGAGCGCCCACAGCACATGTGGATGCGCGTGGCCCTCGGCATCTGGGGCTCGGACTTGACAAGGGCCTTCGAGACCTATGACCTCCTCTCGCAGAAGTTCATGACCCACGCCACGCCGACCCTCTTCAATGCAGGGACGCCCAGGCCCCAGCTCTCCTCCTGCTATCTCCTATCGATGTCCGACGACAGCATCGCCGGCATCTATAAGACCCTCTCGGACTGCGCGTCGATTTCGAAATACGCCGGTGGAATCGGCCTCCATCTTCACAATGTTCGCGCCCGTGGCTCCCTGATCCGCGGCACGAACGGCACTTCCAATGGCCTCGTGCCCATGCTGCGCGTGTTCAATAATACGGCGCGCTATGTCGACCAAGGAGGGGGGAAACGCAACGGCTCCTTCGCCATGTATTTGGAGCCCTGGCATGCCGACGTGGAGGACTTTCTGCGCATGAAACTCAATACGGGCTCAGAGGAAGAGAGGGCACGCGATCTCTTCTATGCCCTCTGGATTCCCGACCTCTTCATGCGCCGCGTGGAGACCGATGGCGAATGGTCGCTCTTCTGCCCCGACGAGGCGCCAGGCCTATCGGACGTCCACTCGGCAGCCTTCGATGCCCTCTATGAGCAATACGAGGCTACAGGCAGGGCGCGCAAGACGATCTCCGCCCGAAAGCTGTGGTTTCAGATTCTGGAGAGCCAGATCGAGACGGGCACACCCTATCTCCTCTATAAGGATCCGGCGAACAACAAGTCCAACCAGCAGAACCTCGGCACCATCAAGTCGTCGAATCTCTGTACGGAGATCATCGAATACTCTAGTCCTACGGAGACCGCCGTGTGTAATCTGGCCTCGATTGCCTTGCCGGCATTCGTCATCGAAGGCGCCTTCGATTTCGACAAGTTGCGCGCCGTGGTTGGCGTGGCAGTGCGGAATCTCAATCGCGTCATCGATGTCAACTTCTATCCGACGCCAGAGACGAAGCGGTCGAATATGCGCCATCGGCCGGTGGGCGTGGGCGTCCAGGGTCTCGCCGACATATTCGCCCTTCTCGGTCATCCGTGGGATACTGCAGCTGCAGCGGAACTCAATCAGCTCATCTTTGAGCACATGTATTACGCGGCCGTCGACATGAGCTGTCGGTTGGCGGAGGAGGAGGGCGCCTACGAGACCTTTGCAGGGTCACCGGCTTCTAAGGGCATTCTTCAGCCCGATATGTGGTCTGTAACGCCACTCACGGAGACATCTGGCGCCCTGGATTGGGCCACGCTGCGGCTTCGGGCGGCCAAGGGCCTCCGAAATTCGCTCCTGGTCGCCCCGATGCCGACTGCATCCACCTCGCAGATCCTCGGCTACAATGAATGCTTCGAGCCATTCACGACGAATATCTACACTCGGCGCACTTTGGCGGGAGAGTTCATCGTGGTGAACAAATACTTGATGCGGGAGCTGATTGAGTTGGGGGTGTGGAATGACGATCTGAAGCAGCAGATTATTGTGCAGAACGGAAGTGTGGCGGGCTTGCCCGAGATCCCTTTAGCGCTACAGGAGAAGTATAAGACGTCGTGGGAGATCCCGCAGAAGGTCGTTATTGACATGGCGGCTACTCGCGGCGCTTTCATCTGCCAGTCGCAGTCGCTCAATCTCTTCATGGCGGACCCCACGAATGCCCGACTCTCGTCGATGCACTTCTATGCGTGGAAGAAGGGGTTGAAGACGGGTTGTTATTATTTGAGGACGAAGGCTCCCGTGGTTGCCCAGAAGTTCTCGGTGGATCCGCGTCTTCTGGCGGCGGTCCATGGAGGGGCGCCGGCTGCAGCTGCATCCGACACGGAGAGTTCGGATGATGAAGAGGGTATTAGTCGGTTGGAGTTAAAGGCGAGGGCTGCAGCGTTAGCACGCCAAAAGGTGCGTGAGAACATCGAGGCGTATGATACGGGGGAGAACGAGGTCTGCACAAATTGTAGCAGCTAATTAGATGCTCTGGCTAATCGTGCTATTCATATTTCTACAACCCTCCATTTTTAGTAAAAAGAAGGCGCTGGTGAATATTTCCGATATTCTTGTGAGGGCTCTAGTCTTTGGGGTGATCATGTATTTCTTGAAGAGGGAGGGGCTAGAGGGATTTCAGGTGGAGGCGCCCATGCCTTCATGTGGTATATCAGATGGAATTCTTGTCACATCGTCTGCACTTTCTCCGCAACAACATTTTGCGAGATGTACTTCATTGAACGCGCCAATAGCAGAGGCTGGCGATCCATCTTTATTAAAGTTGATATCCTATAAAGAAGGGCAAAATATACAAATAAGGGATAGCACTGGTAATATATTTATACCGGAAGTTATAAATGCGTATAATTGGCCGGGTGAGTTGGGGCCATATCTGCCTACACAATTTGGTGTCGATACAATATTATATCCAAATTGCTTTATCGGCTTTAATAGTCCATATTATGAGCAAGATAATGCCTATTCTCCAGGAAATCCAAGGAGAGCAACATATATTCGAATAGTATATAATATTAAACCCGGTTCTCAAATAACTTTAATTACTACTCCGACAGGGGGTTCTGGTAGTACAGGTGGGACAGGCGCTTCAGGCCCGGCTTCAGGCCCGGTTATATCAGTCACACCGACTGCATCAAATGGAGCTCCTGGGATGTCCCTCGGTGTTTCTGCCGATGTGCCCACGATACAAGCATTTTATATGGGTCTTTCACAATTCTTATGTAGCCTATCAACGGCGATAGGTGGAACAATGTGTAACGCACGACAATATTGAATATAAATAGATCATGCTGGGGTTAATAGCCCTATTCATAATTCTACAACGAGGAGTAATATCCGGATTTACTAAAACAGGATCTTACTTATCATATGTCAAAGATGTTGCTGTACGCTCACTGATCTTTTCATTTGCATTGATGTTTCTCGAAAAGTCTCATGTGGAGGGATTTCAATCGGTGAATGATATATTCAGTAAAATCGGCTCGACACTTTCGGGTGCTATTGGATCGACTACGACCGGATCGACTACGACCGGATCGACTACGACCGCGCCTTCGACGATATCTTCAAGCCTTTTTACAGCGCCTTCGACTACGACTGGATCGACTACGACCGCGCCTTCGACGACATCTTCAAGCCTTTTTACAGCGCCTTCGACTACGATTGGATCGACTACGACCGCGCCTTCGACGACATCTTCAAGCCTTTTTACAGCGCCTTCGACTACGATTGGATCGACGACATCTTCAAGCCTTTTCACAGCGCCTTCGACTACGACAGGACCTACGGATACGACATCTTCAAGCCTTTTCACAGCACCTTCGACGACATCTTCAAGCCTTTTCACAGCGCCTTCGACTACGACAGGACCTACCGGTACGACATCTTCAAGCTTTTTCACAGCGCCTTCGACGACATCTTCCAGCCTTTTCACAGCGCCTTCGACTACCACAGGACCTACCGGTACGACATCTTCAAGCTTTTTCACTTCGACAACGCCAATTACAACACCTTCGACATATTTTCTAACACCCCCATCGTCATCTTCAAGCTTTTTCACTGGATCTTCAAATGCGACACCTAGCCCCACTTCTGCAACAGGAATGACAGGTTCAAGCCTATATTCAACAGGTGGCACAGGGTCAGAGACAATTATATCTACACCGATAATAACACCGCGTATAATTATTGATAAGGCCCCTCCAGTGGTATTAGCACCAATAAAGGAACCACCATTATTAATAGCGCCTACAGGACCCGCACCAGATATGAGCACACCAGTGACGCCCATCTCAACCACACCAGATATGAGCACACCAGTGACGCCCATCTCAGCCGCCCCAGCTGCAGCCCCCCTAACAATTGCGACTACAGACACAGCAACTCTGAGCACACCTGTAATAATAACCATTGGTGTATCATCTGTAGTAGTGATAGGAGGTATACTATTTATATTATCATAATTAGATGCTCTGGCTAATTGTGCTATTCATATTTCTACAACCCTCCATTTTTAGTAAAAAGAAGGCGCTGGTGAATATTTCCGACATTTTTATGAGGGCTATAGTCTTTGGGGTGATCATGTATTTCTTGAAGAGCCAGGGGCTAGAGGGATTTCAGACGGCACCAGCTATCCCAACATGTGCTGCAACCGATGGAATAATGTATTCTTCTAAAACTGGCAAATATACATGTCTAGCTCAAGATCCGAAAGCCATCTATACTATAGCTTCAGCTGAGAGTGTAAATATTTACTTCAATTCGTCACAATTTCTAACAACATCTGATATGGTTTTAACCATACCTGGCATGCCCACCCCTGCCCCCTTTATCGGCTTGCAAACAACTGCAAGTAATTGGCCAAGTGGTTTAGGCCCATATCCAGGTTCCGCTTTAGGGATTAATCTTGCCAAATATGACTCAGTGCTAATAGCGGTGCCAGCAGCCACTAAAACGGCCACGCTAAATGGTATTACAGATGCGACTTTAAAGACATACTATCAAAACCATATATGGGGTGTTGGAACGGGTCTAATGGTTTTTTTAAATGGACCCGAGGATCCTGCAGCTACGGCCCTTCCCCAATTCCCCCCTGCACCAGCGGCAGCGGCACCAGCGGCACCAGCTGCACCAGCGACACCAGCGGCACCAGCGACACCAGCGGCACCAGCGGCAACGGCACCAGTAGATGGTGTTGTTATCGGGCTAGCGGTGGGTGGTATCGTATCATTAATAGGGATTGGCGTATTAATGATCCGCTCAACCTAGTGAAAGTCTACCATGCGTATGGCATAGGGGTTGCTAGCGTAGCAGTGATAGGGCTCGGAGTATGGGCGTTATCTAGTAGTTCGTCAGCCACAAGCTAATGCGGCATTCATTTAGAATGATTTGCCCCCCTGGAAAGATCATGCGTAAATCTTATACGCGCAAGGGAACCAAAGTCCCTTCCGCGTGTATTCGCCGTGTATCCCCTTACCTAAAGGCGACAAGGCGCCGGCGCTCCAATGTCATAGGCCCCCTAAGAAAGGGTGAAATGGCAAAGTTCGGCTACGTCGGTATAGCGACCCTTTCCACCCCAGAACGTCGCACAGCCCTTAAGCGCGCCGTGAAAGCCCTCGGTAGCCTCTCCGTCTGGAAAAAGGTGAATGTCCTCTACGTCTATACCAAAAATAAGAATCCGGCACTACACGCAAAATATAGCGCCGACCGAAACTGGATCAAGAACACGTACGGGCTGAAGGCATTCTAGATGCGCGCGGTATTTTCTCGCACTTGTTTAGAATGCTTGTCGCCGCCGTATTGTTTTTTCTCCTATCCCCAGGTGTACTCCTAACACTCCCCCCGGTGGGCAAGAAGATATTCATGTCCGGCCAGACATCCCTCGAATCGGTGCTCGTCCACGCCGCCGTGTTTGCAGCGGCCCTGTATCTTCTGAAGAAGAATGGCGCCTGGGGCATGAAGGAGGGGTTTACGACTACTGACACCGCTTCAAATATCAAGATGGCGAATATCATTGTGTCTTTGATGATATTGCTATTGTTCGCAATAGGAATGTTGAGCGGCGAAGGAAGCATGAGTGGTGGCGTGCTGTACTTGGGCGGGTTTATGGCGTTTGTTCAGGCGATCGTATCGTTTATCGTTTATGGCCAAACATAATAAGGTCTGCCACTATTAGAATATGAGCGCAACCGACGTTAATTTCTTCTTCTATATGCGGGAACAGCTCAAGATATACCACTGGCAGACGCATAGTTATCCTCGGCACAAGGCGACCGACGATCTACTCGGCGCCCTCGATACCACGATCGATACCTACGTGGAGACATATATGGGGAAATACGGCCGACCCAAGATGACGACCGCCACCAACACCATCCGTGTCCAGAACATGAACGAGAAGACCGCCGGCCGGTTCATACACTCCTGTATCGCCTATCTCCAAGGTCCGCTCGTAAAGCGCCTCAAGCCCGGCGACACGGATTTAATAAATCTGCGCGACGAGATGTTGGGCGAACTCAACAAAATCCTGTATTTGTTCACACTAGCATAGGCCGTGAATGAATTCCAGAAATTCCACGGGAAACCCCCAGAAGCAACCTGGCTTTACATCGGCATCCGATGGAACGCGACGGCTACTCACATTCTTTCCATGGCTGAAGGCCACGATAATTTGCTGGGGGGGAATTTCCAGAACATCCCTCTCCCGGCCCTGTAAGAAATTCTCCCCCTCCCCCACCAGAATTTCACTCGGAAATTTCTTGGCAACCCACCAACCCCTATAGAATGTGAGAGTGGCCTCGGAAATTCGCTGCCCGAGGGGAATGTCTAGGGGCGGGACGTTTACTGCACTGATGCCGCGAGTCAGATCGTAACAGGCAATCGTCGTGGCCGCGACGGCCTGAGGCTGCCATGAATGCTTCGTGAGCCAGGCGACCCTCCTGCGAAAGCTCGTCTCCGGATAGTGGTCATCGTCATCAACCATTAGGATAATATCCGCCGTCGCCTTCGACACGCCGATATTCCGCTTCTCTCCGACCGGCGTGCGCTTCTTCAGAGGGACATACGTGATTTTCAGAGGGGCGGCATTGGCTACGACTTCCATAATTTGGTCCGTGGCCTGCTCCATGGGATCGTCCGAGTCGTCCACGAGGATCCACTCGATGCGATCCTTCGGGTAATCACTTACGAGGATGGAGTGATAGGCGAGATTGAAGAATTTTCGGCGATTGTAGAGGAGCGTTACGACGGAGATGGGGGGGCAATGATCGGGCATCACGATGGGTGGAAGGGGCTGTGCTGCAGGTAGAGGGCCCAGGGACTTGATGCAGTTGCGCCAGTTCTTGACGAAGCGTGACCAGCGTTGTGGGGCTGCCGCCATTCTTGTGGGCGCGCCAGAAGATGCCCTGAATGCTGTAATGGCGGTATCTAGGGCGGCCTGAATATCGTCGGCCTCGCTCTCATCGAACCAGCCCACGAGTTTGGAAGGGAGAAAGGCGACCCCTGCATCGGACCCATAGTCCTGTTTATAGCAAGAGAGCTCGTTCAGGATCGTGAAAGCCCCCGCCGCCTCTGCCTCCGCTGCCGTGTATCCGAATCCCTCCGCCCTCGAGCAGCAGACGTGGCCCCGATGGCTCTGGATGAGTTCGGTGCGCTCTACAGGGCTGAGGTCGCCCACCCGGTAGACAATATTGGGCCGATCCTCTAAGTCGAGAGACTCTACGGAGGCAATGAGGAGGGGGGGGTACTCTGGGCGCCATGCCGATACGAGGCGCTTGGCGTATGCGCGCTTATTCTTGGAACCCCCTATCAGCCAGAGGAGGGCCGTGGGGGCAGTGAGGGCCGTGGCGAAACTGGCATTGGTGGCCCAGGGAATTGTTAAGGTGCGCGTCTCGAACATCTTCGCTGCCACCTCGTCCTTTGTGACGATCAGATCGAATCGGGACAAATACGACTTCCATGCGTCCAGATTAAACCACTCCGGATTTACCACGAGAATATTCTTCTTGGCGTAAGGCATCCACACGTATGCAGGAACCTCCAGATGGATAGCAATGTCGACCGGCTTCGGATATTCCAGAGGATCGCAGTGATCGATTTGGCCACCGAGGGCGTCCATCAGATGTTTCACGTCCTGTTGGAGGCCGAACTGATTGGATTTGTTGGAGATAATTGTGATAGAGGGTCGCGCTTGCATCTAAGAGGAATATATTGGTGATGTTTAGGTTATAAATATTAAAATACTTGGTAATATGTAGAAATGAAGGGTGGACGCAAATACATGGGTGGAGGTGTGTTTGATGAAATGTTTAGTTCTGCAAAGGCTGCGCTTGGCGTTGCAGAAACGACGACGACGCTCCCTACACTTAGTGCAGCGCCTGTGGCGCCTGTGGCGGCACCCCTTGTAGATAGCCTATCTACCCCGCAGAACGTCTCCACTCGCAATTCAATGAGTTCTTTGAAGCCCAAGCTCCAAATGGGTGGGAGACGTAAGAAGGGGACGAAGCGTGGTCGTCGCGGCCCCAGTCGCCGTGGTCGCCGCGCGTCCAAAACATCCCGGCGGTAAACGATTTTATAGGTAAATACTAGAATGAAGTTAAACACAGAATATGTTATACTTATACTAACATACGTGTTTGTGTTGGCGATCCTCTACTCATACAAACAAACCACCGAGGGATTTAACGACGCCACCGATTTTCTAACATCCAATGATTTCGTGGTCGTAACATTAATGGCCGTAATGGCGGGATTTATTATCATGATACTATATCGTGTACTCTAAACCATTTTCTAATGACTAAACAGGTATGAACGTATTCCCGTGGGAACTTCTTATAATTGCCATACTATTACTGATAGTACTTTATCTGTCGCGCACGGAGGCCCCCAAGCAAATCGCGGTTGGCGGTCTAGTGTTGACGGCGACACTAGAGGACATCTTCAAGTATCTGATCACCCCAGAGCTATTAGATATTACGGCAATTCTAACACCCTCCAAGCAAGTTGTGTGGAGCAAGACGAAGGAACTCAAACTATCCGACGACTACTCCGTCATTCACGACTACATATTAATATTTTCCAAACAGACGAATCATGATGTGAACCACTTGGATGGATACGATGCCTATATACGCGATAAGTTGGCACGTGTATTTGCCAAAGATGTGTTCAAGGGCTCCACCGATGCAAGTGGCTACGGCCTCAATGAGACGTCGCTCGAGTTACACCACACGTTCTACGCCATTAGCGCTGTATTTTTGATTCTTGCCGTCATATTATATGGCCGCCATATATTCATAAAACGCGCAGGACGGACTTAATTCCTGCACAACGTTTTCCTATCTAAGACTAGAAAGATGAAAAGAGAGCTCTTCTTTTTAGTGTTAATAGGATTTGCTCTTATCGTATGGTTCGAAACTTCGAAGTATTGGTCCAAAAAGGTGGAACCCTTTGCCGACGTCAATCCCTCGGAGCCCGTGGGCCTGTCATACATGGGATCTGTTCCCGGTAAGCCCTCGCCATTTGGGGGCTCAAGAGGTCAGTCTGTGGCGCCCACATCCACGTCATGTATGCCCCCCCTTTTAAATCGCATGGACACCTTCCTGAAGGGATATAAGGAACAGAGCCAGGATCCGTCCCAGCAACTCCTCCTACAATCCGTCAAGGCCGATAAGCGTCGCTTAGAGGATGAAGTGGCCGCCGCCAAGGCGGATCCGGCATACAAGGCGCAATTAACGAAACAGGATATTTTCGTTATCGAGGCGAATTTCAAGAGGCTGGCCGATATAAATAGGGGGTATGTGAATGCCAGTGCCGGCGTTAAGGAGGGATTTCAGGGCCAGTGCACTGAGGGCGGAGATCCAACCACCATATTGACATATCTCAATGATGCCAGGGACACTATTATATATATTTATACGTCCTCTTATACACTCACGCCCGATGACTATACAACGCTAAATGCGTCGCTTATGACAGCCGATCAATGTATGCAGACGCTCATAGCAGGTACAGCATCGAACACGCCGCCCACTATTACTTCGTTGGATACATTCATATCAACTACGAATAATTTAGAGGCGCAAGTTGTTGCTTATAATCAAGCGAAAAGCAGTGATCCACCATCTGGAACACAATGCTCCCAAGGCGGTGATTCTACCAGTATTGCCAATTATATAAGAGACGCGAAAGATACTATTATTTTCTGTTATTCTATGTCTTATACGCCTGAAGCTGGTGACTATGATATTTTGAATGCCACATTGGCCGATGCCGACAAGTGTATGCAGATGCTCCAGAATGGGGCTGTAACGGGCCCCAGTCCGGTAATTACGGGATTGACTAATTTTCTGTCCATTACGACGGATATGGAGGCGCGACTGACGAGCTATCTTACTCCTGTAGCCCCTGGTGGCGACACTGGCCCTCTATATAACCCGACCCCGTCTGACACTATAGCGCCTGCAGCCCCTGGTAGCGGCACTGGCTCTCTATATAACCCGACCCTGTATGGCCCGCCTGTAGCAACTGACACCGGTCTTACAGGCCCTACAGGTCTGCCAGGAGTTACGAGTACACCTGGGGATACTGGCCTTTTAAACTTTTTCCAACCAGCCGTGGTCACCACGGGCTCAACAGGCCCCTCTCCATCTATTTTCGGGCCAGGTGGAGTATTTGGTACTGGCACTGCTAGCGCCGCTGGCGCAACAGGTCCCTCGTCGTCGGTTTTCGGGTCAGGTGGTCTATTTGATATTGTATCTGCTAGCGCAACGGGCCCCTCGTCGTCGGTTTTCGGGTCAGGTGGTCTATTTGCTACAGGCGCAACAGGCGCAACAGGGGCAGTAGGCAGCATAATGAACGCAATAGCAGCCGCCACGGCGACCGGCGCAACAGGGACGACCAATATAACAATCCCGCTATCCACCTTCAGCATGGGCTCCACAGGCCCAACAGGCAACATCACTCTTGCCCAAGCAGAGGATCTCGTTGTCCGCATCGACACTGAAATTGCTAGACTTTCATAGATAATTCAGCACTTCTGTTAGAAAGATGAAGAGGCATCTCCTCTTTTTAATAGCTCTGATAATCATATGCCTTCTTTATTTTATAAGCAGCCGCGTAGAGCCCTTTCAGCTCTGTATACCCAATACGAAACCATATACCACACCTCTCGGTGAAGGGGATCCCCAGCCATTCGCCACACCATATGCTCCGCTAGTATCTCCCCCCCCGGGCCAAATGGCGTCAGTGAATTCGTATCCTTCGAGCAACCCCGTCTTACAAAAGGCTCCTCTCAGACGCATCAAAGAGGTCCGCGAAATGCTCAATGGGTTTCTCGTATATGAGGCCCCTGGACTTCTCGACATCGATCCTGGTAAATTTAGCGACATGGACCTTATTGAAGAAAACCGCGACAAACTCGACGAGGAAATTGTCGTGATGACGCGCAATGAAGGCCTCGAGAGCAGATTTACTCAGGGCGACATCAATGACATGGAGAAGTCGGTAGCAGCCCTCCAGTCTAAATGGCGACTATCGGCGAATACTATCGAGGGATTTCAGGAAAGCTTGCCTGCACCTGTTGCTGCAAGCCTATCATCCAGCCCCGGCCCAGGTATGGCGCACTCATCCAGCCGATCTATCAATGCAGCCCCAATAACTCTGGATCAACTGAACGACATTTTACTAAAAATCAACGTAGAAATTCTTCGACTTTCATAGATGAGCGGCACAACAGACCCAGTTGTTCTGCAGCGCATAAGTATATTAAAGTCTATCAAAGCAAGTCTCCTGGATATTATATCAAAAGTTCAGAACGGGCAGATGTTAGAGGCGAATATACCTATTACACAGGCAGCCTACAATAACTTTCTGCCCGCCCTCAAATCGCCCACTAGCGCTTTACCGCAACTTCTCAGCGATAATGGAATGAGTAGCACTCTTAATAGCCTGTTTCCCATCTACGGCGCAGGTGATGCAAGTGGGGCAAACCTTGCTCGTGATTTGTTCGGCAAATATGCTGGCAATTTAATGAAAAACATCTCGTGGGATCTGAACATATCGTCGGCAAGCGATGCAGAGCAACAGGTCGCCCAAGAATTAATGAAGGGACTTATGCCCGACGCAGATAATATAACATATGGCTCTCAAGGCGCTAAAGGCTCTCAAGGCTCTCAAGGTGCTCATGGCCCTTATCCTGAAAGAGAGTATGAGGGAGCATATGACAAGGACGATGATATATCGAAGAAGGGGTATCGCAGTGTGCCGAGTGGTGCGCCTCCAAAGTATGCTCCGGTAAGGCTCGACTGGAAGCAGCGCTCCCAGCAAATCTGCGATCAGGTCTCTAAACGCGGCATGGATCCCTATGAGTTTGGGTGCCTGAAAAACACCGACAGCGTCGACGCGAATTTCTCATTCAGAGGATATGCCCGAATGGTCTGTAATCGCCTGGCGACGAATTATGATCCTGGCGTTCCTGAATTATGCGGTTGCCCCCCGCCCTCATGGCCTGGATGGCGCCCCTAAGCATTTTTTCCAGCTACTAGACTAGAAAGGACGTTATGCGCGGTTTACCCAAATTCCTACTACCACTTGTTATAGGGCTCGTGGCCGGCTATATAATCTCAAAGTTGGTGAGCAGAGAGGGATTTCAGGCCGGTCCGATGACGGCCTCCCAAACATGCAATGTCTGTGGCAATGACTCCTGCCCACCCATGCCCGATATGAGCAAGTATGTTCTGAAGGCGTCCATTCCGCCCAAGACCACCTGCCCCGATATGAGCCTATACATGCTGAAGACCGAGTGCCCTCCCGTACCGGATCTCTCTCACTATGTTCTCAAGAGTTCTATCCCCACGCCTGAGCCGATCATTGTGGATAATTCATCCTGCAAGAGCGGGAATTGCGGTGAGTGCCCGCCGTGCCCTAGACCGCGTTGCCCCGAGACGAAGTGCCCCGCGCCGACAGTATGTCCGGCGTGCCCGCCCTGTAAGCGCGAGCCGTGCCCTCAGACAAAGGTCAAGTGCAAGGCCGAGGAGGAGTCCTCGTCGTCGGTGCGCCCCTTCCTCGCCCCTCTGAATTTCGGGGGCTTCGGGGAATAAGATGGAGGTATCGTTTTATATCCTAGCACCTGTATGACCTACCATACAAGTGCTAGCACACCAACACGCCAGTAAGTTTTCTAACAAAATAATAGGTTGGTCATGGATACCAAATATTGGGGCCCAAGTGGATGGAAGTTACTACATACGATCACTTTTGCCTATCCCACACCCAATGCGCATGAAAAGAGTCTTCTCCGCAAATTCTTTGGCGCCCTGCCATACATTCTGCCCTGTAAATATTGTCGAGAGAGCTTGACGGAGTATATGACGGCGCTCCCGATCGAAGAGGCTCTCAAATCAGAGAAATCCTATTCCCTTGCCAGGTGGCTCTGGAAAATTCACAATTGCGTGAACGACAAATTGCGGGAACAGAAACTCACAATTGCGGCCGATCCGCCGTTCGAGGAAGTTCGGAAGTTTTATCTGGAACGCATGGGCCTCACATGCTCTATGGCGAAATTCGAGGGGTGGGAATTCCTCTTCTCCGTTGCCGAGAACCATCCCTATTCGAAACAATCGCTCACAGGAAAGCCGATGAAGGATTTCCCCGGTAAGGATCATATCGCGGGGGCAACTTTGGCCGACAAAAATCGGTGGAATGTGCTCAGCCCTGAAGAGCGACTCGTATTCACGGCGGATTTCTGGGCCACGCTGCCGAAACTCCTGCCATACAAGGAATGGCGGTCCATTTGGGAGAGTTGCTCGGAAGACTGGTCAAGTCGGAAAGCGTCGCTACAGACTCTGTGGAGAATACGCTGTAAGATGGAGGACAAGACGAGGACCTATGCGTCTCTATGTCAGGAACTTCGGGCTCATAGAAGTGGATGTTCCAAATCGATGCGTGCGAAAACGTGTCGTAAACGGCGTCCCTCTTAGTTGATAACAAGCCAATAGAAAGTAGAAGAATCTGAAGCTGCGCTTGAATATACATCAAAATAGCCTGCGTTGGGAACTGCTGTCAATGCTCTCGGACCAACATTATTAGCTGTAACAAAAATAAGCGAACTTGATGTGACCTGTGTAGTATACACCCTCTGAGTTGAACTGCCGTTCAAACCAACTCTACCAGAGGAACATGTTAAAGGTGTACCACTTGAACCGGTTGTGTTTCCAACGGGCGAAGTTAAAAACTTCTGTGCGGTGCAAGTCGTGCCTGCTGACAGGGTAGTGGTCGCCGAAACGCTCGTGCCCGCCGAAACGCTCGTGCCCGCCGAAACGCTCGTGCCAGCCGAAACGCTCGTGGTCGCCGAAACGCTCGTGCCAGCCGAAACGCTCGTGCCCGCCGTAATCGTCGTCCCCGCCTTGATATACGTGCCCGCCTGTACACTGCTATTCGTGTAGACCGGCGCACCAGAGTCGGTGAGGCCCCCAGGCCCAGGATCCCTGCTGCGAGCCAGGTAGTTCGGCATGTCCGTATTATATGGGGCAAACAGGGGCGAGTTCGGGTCAATGAAGCCAGTTAGGTTATTATTATCGTCATACACACTCACCATGTATGCAGTAACGTTGGGATTCGCCTCAGGATACAGCTTGCGCCCAGTTTCACGCAGAATGTTCCCCTTTGGGCAGGTGCCCGCCGTTGCGCCACTCACCGCCGTAAAAGTGCCAATCGTCTTAAAGTTGGCATCCATCGATGTGGTGTACGTAAAAAAGTCATTCTGGTAGTTCTCCACGGCGATATATGAGCGCCGGCTCGTGTTCTTGAAGGATGACCCGTTCGCGGAAGTGATTGTTGCCATGTTCTACCTAGATATGGAGAATTTTTTCACCGACCACGGCACTACTCATATGCTTTAGGAGTTTGTCGCTCTGCTCCTTCTTATAATCAAATGTACACCCGTGCTCCAGATTGTGCGCCGGACAATAATGGTTTTTACACTTACAGGCATACGCTGCCAAACTAAGAACCCTCTTACACTCGGGGAAATCGCACCGCTTCTTCATCCTACTTGATACCGGCCGACAAATCGGGTCAATTTTTCACCGGATATGCCATTATGCCCGCCGTAATGGCGGCCTCCAGCTTCTTGAGACACTTGAGCAGCGTCCCCTCGCTCACGCTACAAACAGACGCGATCCGCTCCGTGGTAATGTCGGCAATGCATGCACGCTGGATGACGAGGCCCAGGACGCCCGCCGCCAGCGACGGCGGCATGTTCTCGGGGCAGAGTTCGAGGCGCTCCACCTCGTTCGCGATCTCTATAGCGATCTTCTCCAGTTCCTGGAATACTTTCCGCGTGATCGGCATACGGCTGAGCGGGTTGGATATGTAGTTGGCCGCCTTCGTGCTCGGATAGGAGGCCGGTGCAGCCGCCGCCGTAAGTAGCCCCCTCTGGTTTGCCATACACAGGATTTCCTGGAAATATTTCAGCGATTTCGTGAATTGCGCGATACTTAGGTGGAACATGTCGGCCACCTCCTTCGGCTTCCGCGGCTGATTCACCATCTTCAGGGCCGAATATAGGCAACTCGCCACCACTGACGTCCGCGACATTCCGCGCCGATCGCAATGTGCCACCAACTTCACATAGAGATCCTTGGCATGATCCATCGTCCGCACGTCGAAGCCATTGTTCGTGGCGGCGAGGGCTATCTGCTCGAACACCTGGAGCAGAGAGCGTTCCTTGTAGGGGAGCAGATTCCACGAATGATAGCGTCGGACACGGGCCATGGCAATCCGCGAACTGGCATTCCCTCCCGTGGCATGGGAGAGGATCATTGTTCCCAACGTGGACGTGGGGAAGCGGGGGTCAGTGGGCGCGCCCACACGACACGGGTCGACTAGACACCGATCCTCCGCGCCGAAGAACCGATATTCCGCCCCCAGATCGATCGGCTGCTCCTGGATCTCCCCGCACTTGGTGCAGATCGTGAAATCGTCGTAGATCATATCGTCCTGGCACGCGCCACAAACGCATGTGGTTTCGGTGGCGAGAAATTCCCTTTCTGGAAAGGGTGACTCGGTAATGGCGGGACGGGCCTTGTGTACACCTGGAAATAATGAGTTCATGGCAGCTTTTCTTGAACGCCCCTATTCAAATTTTTAAAAGGGGCTACCCCACAATCAGTTTGTGCAGCCGCCGCGACTTCGGCTGAGATCCCGTGATCTTCTCTAGGAAGTTGGCCACGAATCGATTGAAGATCGTCGTGGCTAGATCGCGCTTCTCGTGCCAGTGCGTGTGGACGGATCCGAGCGCTACACCCCCCACGCGAATACCGGAGTTTGTCGGATCGCGGAATAGCGACCATTTCCGTTGTAAGACGGCGGGCTCTTCGACGCCTTGGAGTAGTCTCCACCAGCCATAGTTGTGCTCAACGCCGAAATGGCCGAGGCGCCCCGACCACTCAGGGCCGTCGAAACACTCCAGCGCGGCCTGCTCGAAGAACCGGGACGTGGCGCACGCTTCCCGCCACACCTTGACAGCCTCGGCGCTCGAGAGCCAGAGAAAGCCGGCATTGTATTTGCCGAACTTGGCCTCGTCCGCCGGCTGGATCATATGCTGGCTGAGCATCACGGCGGCCGATTCCGGGATAGAAGGGAGGGGGCCGAAGAAGCAGATGTCGGCGTCGAAAAAGAATACGCCTTTTGCCGATGGCTGGGCGGAGAAGACCCAGTCGAGAAGGTTGAGTTTTTCGCACACGAGCTCGAAGAACATGTTCGGCCGCTCGGTGCCCTTTGTGGCCTCCATCGTCCTGCGCGTCTTGTTCGTATACCTGTCTAGGGCGATCTTCACATGAATGGGGCCGGTATATTTGAAGGTTGCGATAGCTGCTGCCACAGCCGTGTCGGCGAATAAGTATATTGTGGGTGGCGTCACATTCCACAACATGAGCGATTTGAGGAAAATGCCCAGATCATCTAGAGAGTTATTTGTAGCAAGAGTTGCCACAAAGAGCTCCGTAGCCATTATATAGAATATTGGTCGACTCGTTTAGCCCTTTATGCGTAAGCCATATAAATATATACCGACGCTAGGCCACCCAGCACCTGCGCCACAATATAGCCGGGAAGATTGGACATGGATATTTTACCCTTTAATGCCATGGCGATACTCACAGCGGGATTGATGTGTCCACCGCTGATTTTCCCCAAAGAGTAAATAATAAGGCCGAACGCAGCCGTAATATAAAGGGCATTTCCGCTAAAAACGAGAATGCTTAGAACTAGCGCAGCCGTGCCCAGAAATTCCCCAATATACGCGTCGATTTTCATTTCTAATGTATGGATAGAAATATGAAGTCCAAGGCCGTAATGGAGTTTGTTACAATTTGGGTACTGGTGCTAGTAGCCATTTCATTTTTGTCATATATATATGGTAAAAACCCTATCATTCGGAGCAGACTAGAGAGGATTGAGCCCTTTGTGAATAGGGCGCCTCAGGTGGAACCCGAAGAGATTGATTTCAGCAATAAGGCGTATTCACTTTTGCTCGATGTTTTGCCGGAATTCAAGGGGGCCCCACCGATGCCCACGAGCGAGAGGTGCTTTAATTCGGATTTCGGGCGACGCATTGAAAAAACCGGGAATTTGAGCCAGCTGACTAATAATTATAAGAGGGGCTCTCCCGACTCGTGCTCTGCACCCAATCACGATTTGTTGCTCTCCTTCTATCGAGTGCCACCGCCCAACGTCTAGGGATCGTCCACGATTTTACAGACGTTTACGACGAGGGCCTTGGAGGCTTTTGGAGACTTTTGTGGGATAACAAATGCGCCGCTACGCGCATCTTCTACCCGCTTCCAGAACTCGTTTCGCTTCGATAGTGTGCCGTTGAACCAGTTCGTATCGCGATGGACGGATGTATGATAGAAGCTGTCCATGCGCCAGGGGATCGTTTCGATCAGATTCCACTCTGTGGCCTCGCGCTTAATTCGCTCGTCATCCGTGTATGCATAGCACATCTCGAGAGTATCGAGATGCTGGAATAGCCAGATTGTGCCACTCGGCTTAGGGGCTGCGGGGGCTGCGGGGACCTCAGTAGGCGCGTCGGCAACCATATCGGTAGCAACCTTATCGGCAACCATATCGGTAGCAACCTTATCGGTAGCCTTGTCGGTAGCCTTGTCGGTAGCCTTGTCGGCAACCATGTCGGTTGCCTTGTCGGCAACCTTATCGGTAACCTTGTCGGTAGCCTTGTCGGTAGAAACCTTATCGGTAGAAACCTTGTCACCCTCCCCGCGATACGGCGACACGAATTTCATCTCCACATATTCACACTTAGAGATGCCAGTAACCTCCATCTGCACCTGCATCTGACACCAGTATTCGAACGGGATTTTCCCCCCGATTTCCCGTCGCACCGGGCACTTGATTTCAATCAGACACCCAATCTCATCAGGCTTCTCCGAAGCCATAATAATGCCATCCGGACTTGCAGCCAAAGTGGGATCCACCTCATGAATAATGCGTCCGACATCTAACACGCTAGTCCCCCATGACTGAAGGACCTGCTTCACCACCGGCTCGAAGCGCACCCCCCAATCCATCGCCGACATCTCGCACGTCGAGCATGCCAACCGCCCTCCAGACCGCTGGACCGGTGTATCCAGCTTTTTGGATACGATCGCATTCACGGCCCTCTCGGTGCCGAGAATCTCGGAAAACTCGCTCGCCGTAAGAACATTGCGCGACTGCTTATACCAATCCGCCGTCCTCTGCGCCATCTGGGGCCGTTTCAAAAGGGTCTCGACATATTCAATGCGACTTGCCGGATCACTCTTGTCGCATATTTTCGACGATGATGCGTCGATAAACATTTCGAATAGATCTTCTATAAGTGATATGTACTGGCATATATCATCATCGTCGGGTTCAATTTCATCCGTAGCGGTAGCGTCATCAAGCACAAAATCGAGGGCATCCGAAAACCACCTCCGAGACATATCCGTATATGATACACATGGTTGAATGCTATCCAAACTTTCAACTATGTCTATGATATTCGTGAGCATGTTGCCCACTCCCTATATATTATTGCTCTTCCGTCTTAGACCCCCCCTCCGCCGACCCTGGGCGGGCTTTGCGAAAAGTCACTGCATTCCGCCGTTCCAGAATTTGGAACAAGCACTCACCCGCCGAGTTCTGGTGCATAACGAGGGGCTTGATTTCCGTGATCTCCTCCTTCTCCATATCATAGATAACAGTCATCTTGGAGTTCAGCGCCTTCTTGTCCAGCGATTTTGTCAGAAGCTGTAAAAGGGCCGTGACCTCCGTCGGCTTCAGGCCCCTGACCCTCGCAAAATTCTCCGCAAATAGGCGCAGACGATTGAGACGCAGGCCGCGCTCTAGGCGATGCCACGGCTTCTTATAGGCGTTCCCTGCCTCGTTGTGGAGCATCATTTCGAGAGATGAGTTTTGCGAATAATCGACCCCACTCAAATCGGTTGATCTACGGAGTGTTTTATTTCTATTGGACTGGGCACTCATATATATATTATAGGGGTCAATCTCTTAGACCACCTGGTCAGAAGGCTGAATGGCCAGAAGGCTGAATGGCCAGAGGGCTGAAATAAGTGTTCAGGACTTCCCCGAAAGGTGTGTCCATGTGACATAGATTTATATACAGATTATTTTCGGGATTCTTCGGAATATACCACACAAATGGTCGCCAGAGATCCATGGTAGCCCCCGTCGTGTTAGCTTCGCCCCAGCTATAGAATTCATTCAGACGCGTATTTACTCGGTCGACGATCAAGAATATCGTGTCACCATCTTCTTTGCTCCCTGTGAGATGAAGCTCATTTTCTTTGGCAAATAGGAGCGCCTCTTCCGCCGTGTCCACCGACATAATAGAGGTCCCGCCTTTTTCGAGTAATATCCACGCCTGCACAAGGGTGCTTTCCTCATTTTCTTTTAAGATCCGAGTGAAAATCGGAACACACCGCATATATCCTAAAGGATAGATCTAAAATCTCTTTAGACATATGAACCGGTGGTCCGAGTATATAATCCAGCCGGGCCAAGAAGATGATCTCCGGATTCCGCCAGAAAATTTCCAGATCCGCTCGCGAAAGGAGCCGTCAGCCAAGGATGCCATGAATAGTCGTCTGTATGAAACGCAGGGGGCCGTTGTTCCTCAACAGCAGGGGAAATATCATCGCGTTGATGAGGGTAATACCATCTATACGACCATGGAGGCGACACAGAGGACGCCAGAGGAGGGGGCCGTCCTGAGGTCATTTCCTGAGGGGGTCGTCAGTATTCTCGAGGTCCGGGACGCCCTCAGAACCGCCGATAACAATGTCAAGAAGGCCGTCGATGCCCTCTTCATTAGCAAAAAGGAGGCGCCTCCCGCCCAGGTCGCGTATTTTGATATGGCGCCTCTGAGTAGTCGCACAGATCGGCGGGATTTTCGGCAGTCGAAACCCTATGATTCGACGGGGCCGAATCTGGCCCTGAACCCCTTCTTCGATCGCTATGATCCTACCCGCGACCCGCGCAATATGATCCGCGAGGTGCGTTCCGTCGTGTATGAGACCAAGGAGCCTGATAGGGGATTAAAGGAGTCTGAGCGCATTCGCGAGAGGGCATTCATGGGCCGGTATTCGCCCGATGACAAGAATGCCAGTAAGCTCACCGATTGGTTCGATCTTCCACGGCCCACGATAGATAATCCTGAGATAGTCTATAGAAATCAGAGTGAGCTGGCGAAGATGGGGGATAAAATCTAGGGTGGTACTAGGTATGGGTCAAGGGGCGAGCAGAAGACGGCTCAGAGAACGACTCGTAGGTTCTAGGGAACCGCCTACGCCTATGCCGAGTCCAAGGCGGGAGCCGAGTCCAAGGCTGACGCCGAGTCCAAGGCTGACGCCGAGTCCAAGGCTGACGCCGAGTCCAAGGCAGAAAACGCGTAGGGCATCTAGACCCAATGACCCTGAGATTACATATTATAAGAATCCCCTGGTTCACAATAGGAGAGCTACACACACAACATTTGAAGTTGCCAAAACCGCATTCGAAGCCATATTTGAGAATATGGAAACACCGGTGGAAGTCTTGATAAAATTGCTATCTGGGGAAATTTCCCCAAATTCACCCAAATCCCGTATTTTTCTTGCAGTCGCGCAATCTCTTGGATCTGCCCCAAAAGGGTATTTAAATCATAGGGCCCCGATGAATAGTGGGACAACCGGCAAAATATACATGTCGGATGGATATATCACAAAGAAAATCGATATTACCGATGCAAATAATCTTAGAGGAGTATTCTTAGAAATTTGGATACAGACTATATTGAGCCTAGATCCTGTACAGGGGAGTCATATTCCCAAAATTATAAAGGTACTGAAATCCGGATTTGGCGACGACGACGACGACGGCGACGGGGGCGCCCTATATATTGTTATGGAGCATATTCCTATGAAATTCTCGGCAAAGCTGAGAGCGGAGGCGGGGAAGGGATCAATCCCACATGCCCAAGTATTAGCCCATTTCAAACAACTTGCCGGCATCTTATACCATTTTGACAAAGAATATAAGTTTAGACATCGCGATCTACATACCACGAACATAATGTATGATAAGGACAAACTCTATTTGATTGACTTCGGCCGGTCATGCCTCGAATTCCCAGATGGACATGGCAAAAAATTATTTCACGAAATTGGGCTACTACGAAATAATGGTGGAGATATGGTTGCCCAGTATGGTATAAGTAAATACGAGAATAAGAAATGGAGAGCAAATAACCCCCCTGCACCCTTTGAGGGCCAATGTTTCTCCTTCGATGTCCTCACATTTTTAACGAGTTTTTGTGATTTTTTTCAACCATTCATTACGAGTGATAGTCAAACGCTTATTGTAGATGAGATCATCTCAGTGCCAATTTATAATTATTTGAAGAAAAGAGTTAAAGATAAACTTGCCAAAATCGCAAAAGTCAAGGAGAGGGATATACTTATTATAGAGCGCTTGCTAAAAACGTATGCTAATAAGAGGCATAATTCAAGGTATACAGAGCTATTAGATGCGTTGACATTGTCACGCGAACCACCGCCGAAAATGTATAAATTTCATGAAACATACCCGTATGAAATTAAGACATGGGATAGGGAGATGATTGACCTATTGGCCGAACAGAAGCCACTGAGCGTTGAGGGATTTTGGAGCGGCCTCCAATCTAGGCGAAACTGACCTCTACATTCAGTTCGTGCTTCTCAATGACTTTCGACTGATTTACAGCGGTCTTTGTTCGCCGGCGCGTGGACGTATTCGTGCTCGTGCTCTGCGTGGAGCCCTCGGATTGTTTGCGAATTTTCTGAACCTCTCGCGCGCTCGTGTTCATCTCCTTCTCGATCTTTGCCAAATTCATCTTGATGAAATCGATCACGCCCTTCTCAATTGCCCATCGGAAAAAATTCAGTTTGCCAACAGTCGTTATAAACGCCTCGTGGTTGGGAAGTTGAAACATAATTCGCTCCCTCCGACAGAACGGATCGAACAATTTCTTAGAATATGCCTTTAATTGCGATTTATAATTCATATACACGAGAAATTCCTGACTATTCAGAATATAAGAGGTGCTATTCTGTCGCGCATAATTCGTGACAAACCAGTCCACGAGACGCAGGGAAATGTTGGATGTGCCCTGGAGGAGTTCGAGAATTTCGTCCGTATCCGTGCGAGTGGAATAAAAGCGCTGTAAATTTGCGATAATCAATTCCTGCTTGCAGTGAATTTTCCGCCGCCTAGTCTGTGAATCCGGATCCACTTGAACAACGAGGTTATCGGAAGATAGTGTATCCAGTGTTTGCATTACGATCCTATGGGATTTGGTCGCGTTGTCTTAAGGCGGTTTTTTCATACTATAATACAGATGGCTGCTCCCCCCTCATATGATGGAACTTCACTATTAAGTGGCGGGGACAATGTGCCTATTAACCCCGTCCAAGGGGGTGGCGGCTTAGTCCACGAGGGTGGCGCGGCCCTAGAGGACTTTAACAGCTCCGTCGAGGCCAGACAACAAAATGCCTACTTTGAAATCTACGAACAATCCGCCTACGGCCCCGATCTGATCACATATACTACGAGCGAATATGACGCATACGCCGACTATATAAGCACCCGATCCGGCGAATTATATCTACAATACGCTGAAAAGGCCAAGACCCTGCCACAAATCGTGGTCGTCCCTTCAGGCGTACGATCCATCGTAGTCGTCCCCCCTATAAAAACGGCAAGTTCTTTGCTCGGCCTAGTGAAGGACCTCGGTGATCTGAATATATTTACCAGCGCAAATACGATCCAGGAGGGTTTCATGGTCGTCTTCATGGCGATTGAAGATGCCGCGCTCAGAGAAAATGTGGTCATACTCGATTGCCTAAATACGGATAAATGCCTGATCATCAAGGAATACGTAGTATACCCTCACGAACATAAAAACAATAAGGGCTTCATCGTATCAGCCAAATCAGACGATGTTGTGCCCAGTGGCCTGTTCAGTAGTAATTACGTGGCACTCGATCCAAAAGGCCCAGTGCCCGATGGGTGGGTGTACATTTCACACGGAGATGATACGCAAATGTTAGATCTTGCCGTCGAGGATTTCCCCCCTTACATCAATACGCTCAGGGCCGATAAGCATAAGAGTATAAAGTTGAAGGACTACTTTCTGGTTGCGCGCCTGAATGGCGACACGAACATCCCTCTATACTCTGTGCGCCAGAAGTCTCTTGAGATCGACGCCTTTACGGGAGAGGTAGATGACAGCGATAAGCCGACGATCGAAGCCGGCCTGCCCAATATCAAAGACACTTTCGAAATCCGGAAATGCTATGGGTTTAATTGCGGGATAGATGCGACCGAGGAGGGGAAGAAGAATAAGAGCCTTCTCGAGGACTGGTATCACGGGCGTCTCACGAACGGCGAGGCGAATTTTCTGAACACTCTCGGTATTCGCCCGTCGTTTTGCAATGATATGTTCAGAACGCATGGGGGCTGTTCGTTCGTTGTGGCGAATATATTGCGATATGCGTCCCTAACCGAATGCTTCAGTGTCGATAAGATCGATTTAATGACCCAGAGGGAATGCGATCTCGTGCGATATTATTTGAATGTCGTGCAGGATTATACCCGTAAGATTAATCTGGCCGAGCGTGATAGGCATGAACGGGCAAAGGAGAGCGCCGTTCAACCCAAGATACCGGCGCAGGATCTACCCTCCGATTTCAAGGTCATTACTCCAAAGGATTTCGCCGTGCTGGCTGCACAGGAGGATGGTATAAAGGATCTACAATTCTTGAACGAGCGCGACATAAAAATAGAGGATTACAAGGTTGTGCTCGTTTCTAGAAAGAATACGACGGGGGCAATAGGGCAATATATTACGTATGCTTTGGCTCCGAAGGGGAAGCCTTTGCCGAAACACCAGTCGTACACTTTTATTGAAATCCCGATATTTACGGGGGCAATGGCCAAGGATGATAGCCCGGCTCAGGCACCCGTTCAAGCACCCGTTGAAGCACGGGCGCCCGTCCAGGGACTGACCCAGGGACCTGCCCAGGGACTGACCAAGGGACCCGTCAAGGGACCCGTAAAGGGACCCGTAAAGGGACCCGTTCAGAGATCCACTTCTACCCAACGACCAACCCAACGACCTACCAAAGGACCAACCCAAGGACCTACCAAAGGACCCGTCCAGAGATCCACTTCTACCCAACGACCAACCCAAGGACCAACCCAAGGACCAGCCCAAGGACCAGCCCAAGGACCAGCCCAAGGACCAACCCAAGGACCAACCCAAGGACCAGTCCAAGGACCAGCCCAAGGACCAGCCCAAGGACCAGCCCAAGGACCAGCCCAAGGACCAGCCCAAGGACCCCTTCAAACCAAAACAAAGCACCCACATCACAAAAAACATAAGAAATCCAAAAAGACAACACCATCTAAATCTTTACGCCCCCCCACAGGTTAATATTGTTTTATGATGTTAACATAGGAGGATGCCAGAGATTGCCATAAAGGTGAAAGCCGCTCTTGTATGGCTTACACATCCACAGACAACTATACGAGTGTTTAATAATGACGAAAATGGCACTAAAACGTCTTTTAAGTCCGCGTATAATGAACTTAAGAGCGAACTCACAGGGACGATACCAAATAAACCAATTGTTGTATTTGGTGTAAGAAGCACAAAGGCGCCAGAAGTAGATTTACCTATTGATTTTTCAACTAAAGAATATATTGATTTATGGAAAGATGCAACGCCCCCTGCACAAGGTCAGCAAAGTGATCTCGTAAGATTCATTGTAAAATATATTGACCCCAAAGAATATTCATTGGTTTTTACATGCGAGGATCCCGCATTTAACCGATCCGATTTTATCAGAGTATTAAAATTAATGATCGAAAAGAAAAACATGAGCGGATGTGTTGAAATTCTCGAGGCTGTTCCGACTTCAACATCGACTTTGACAAAGGCATCCGCGCCTGTACCAGTAGCAATAAAGCCGGTAGCAGCAAAACCTGTGGCAAAAGTCGAATCTGCAGCGCAATTCAAACCCGTCAAATCCGGATCCAGCTCAGCATCCGGCACATTTGTGCCGAAAAATGGCGCTCCACCTGTAACGGGAACAAAACGCGCGGTCGAAGCGATGCAACTCTCTAAAGCTGCTGCAGCCGCCCCCCCAGGGCCCAAAAGGCAGGCTCTAGTTTCCGAAATGAAATCTAGAGGCTTCCATTTTGACATGACATGGCTATCAGGAATCATGACCGCGGCCGGTCTCTCAGCAGCCTCAGCTGCAGCCATTTTAGTGCTACTCTAACGCGCCCTCCCCGAACGCATCGCCAAATCAAAACTTATTAGCACGAACAGACCCGTACCAATAAATATCAGCAACTCCCGCTGATTGTTTCTCGGATGCTGATGTTCAAGATCTTCCAAGCGCCTTGTAAGATCCTGTATTTTCTTCATCATCGCCTCTCGCGTAGGGTGATCCGGCGCCGGCGCATCATTTCGGAGCTTGGGAAGGCTGGCCGACTTCATATCGGGCTTTAGAGCATATTTCGGATCGGTCGTCGACGTATACGCCGTCGTGGTGCCTGACGCCGTGGCAGGTTTCCAGTTATCGGAAGTTGTCGGTGCCGGAAGACTGCCGCTCCCCGCCTTATCGACCCCCGTCTGATCAAAACCCCCATCGAGGGTCTGGGGGACAAGGCGGTTCGAAATGGTATTTTCATCGGCCCCCGTAAAGTTGGAAAATCCCTCGGCCTCGTCGTCCTCTCCCTTCCCAAAGTAATCGGGGAGTCGGGCATCCTGTAAGATCGCCGCCACTTTCGGTATTGCAACGCCCGTGCCGCTCAAATCCGTAAATGCCTCCGAATAATTCGTGAATGCCGGAATTTCGCCCAGCCGTTTCAAGGCTGGGCGATCCGGATCAGTATCATTCTCTTTGACTGCCAGAGTTGGTACAGCCTTCTTGGCCCGCTTTCTAGCAGCGCGTCGCTCCTCCTTGGCAGCCGCCGCGGCCAAAGCAGCCTCCGTTGACGGCATAGTTCCCGTCGTCTGTAGGCCCTTTTTAGGAACGTGCTTATGTGTTTGAATATCTGGAAATGCCTCCTCTAGGGAACATAGTTCCATCTCCCTCTGTGTCAGACTTCGGAATTTTATTTGGCTGGTACTAGCCGGTGTCTAAATATTTCCACTCGAAGATATAGAAGAATGAATCAACCACCCCTACCGCCGATGGTGCCAAAATTAAATATGGTGGGAGGTGCACAAAACCACATGTTTGACCTGGTACACAAATTCTCGGATCAACTCAATCTAGCCGTGCTGATATTTCTCGTTCTCACCATCGTATTCGTGAAGAATATCCCGCTCACAATTCGTAAATATAGTGGGAATATCTTCGGTAGAGCCTTTCTGTTTGCCCTCACGCTCTTCGTGGGCAAATACTACTCATGGAGAAACGGCCTCCTCGTTGCAATACTGACCCTTCTTCTTCTTTCTCTAAGCCCCCGGACCTTGGCAGAGGGGTTTCATGCAAACATGGCAATTGACAGCCGCAAGAAGTGGTTTGCTGAGGAGGCGCTTCATGAAAATCCGACCGAAATTGATGAACGGGAAGTCACCACAATGCCAATCCAAGATGGATCTAACGGCTCCAATTCAACAACCTCCAGCACGAGCACGAAATAAGATTTGTTAGAATAGAATGAAGACGAAGGTTAAAGTGAAACTCGAGCCTTACATGAATATGGACACCATTCTACAAGCCATCGTTGTGGCCCTGTTCTTTGCGTGGAATGCCGTTGAGGGCGCCGTTTTCGAGAATACATATCCTCTTGCAATGGTGAATTTGTACAGATACCCTATATTCAGAATTCTATTCCTGTCGCTAATATTGATATCAGTCGAATGGAGTAAATACGTCGCGATAATGATTGCCTTCGCGCTCTTCTTCTATATTATGGATATGGAAGTGACGAATACGAAATGGTCCAAGAGTGATCTTAAACGTCCGTCTAAATAGAAATGGCCCTACCGCCGCCTGCCCCTGCAGCGCTGTCAGTAATAACAAACCCGATCGAGGGATTTATTGCCGGTTTTAATACGAATACGTATTTTATCGGCATCATGATGATCCTATTGAATTTGGGCGGTCGTCATTTTCCGAGCGCACTTACCCCCGAACAGGATCGGGTGTTTCAGTTACAATGGGTTCGACGCATCTTCCTATTCGTGATCATATTTGTTGCCACACGAAATGTATTTACGGCATTCTGGCTGTGTCTCGCGCTCATTCTAGTGCTCGGATATCTCACAAATGAGACTAGCTCCTTGTATTTATTCGGAGAAGCTAAGCCGGTAGCTACAGCTCCGACACCCCCGCCCTCCGATTTAAGCCCAGAAGAACAGGATATTTTCAAGAAACTTACCGAAAAATCGGCGAAGCTGGCTGCGCAAAAGAAGGCGCCTGAGGCACAGGAGGATCCGAACTTATATGTGAATACGTATATGAATTCAATGAGGTATATTCAGTCAAATATCTAGACGGCGCGATCTGTTATCGCCCAATAATCGTATCCGGACATTGTGGTACTGAAAGTGGTAGGGTTAGCGGTAGCGGTAGCGGTACTCAGAGCGGTAGCGTTAGCGGTACTCAGAGCGGTAGCGTTAGCGTTAGCGGTACTCAGAGCGTTAGCGGTACTCAGAGTGCTATAATAGCGTATGTATTCTGTATTAGTACTTGAACTTACCCCAATTGCGGTACTAAGAGCAACATTATAGGTGCTACTGGATGATGTGCGAGATCCTGAAATATCATGCAAGTGGGTCTGCTGTCCCTGTCGTACCTGCCGTTCCTGCCGTACCTGTGGCCCGCGAATGTCATGCCTACACATCGGGCACCGACTGCTTGTAGTAAACCATGGATTAATACAACCTGTGTGAAATGCGTGCATGCACGCCCGTATTTCAGACACATTCTCCCCAACAACAATATCGGACTGACATATCGCGCAAGGAGTGGCGAGCACCTCTTGGCTCACATAATTCCTCAGTGCATCATCCAATTGCAGGCTCGCTGCCGGCTGTGTGGGCCCAAGTATAAAGCTAGACATGTATTGTAGCGGCGTCATCCCCCCTGTCCCCCCATCCATCACTGACATTAAATATTGTATTATTGCGACGGAGTCACCTGTAACGACGGAGCCGCCTGTCGCGACGGAGTCACCTGTAACGATGCGCACCCTCTGCCCATGTTGCTGAAACGGCGCCCCAGATCCGGCAGCAATATACTCATTCTGCGAGTTATTGTACACATTGAAATGAATCGACATCTGGCGCTGTATGTAACTGAAGACATCAAACATCGTATTGAATTGCGATCCAGTATATAAAAACGCCGGAAAAATGCGATGAACATCATTCAAAAACGTATTTCCATACGGGCCGTTACCCGCATTATTCTGAGTAAAATTGAAGGTATTGTGTGCGCTATCTCTATTCATCTAAAATGACAGAGGCAATCGCTTTAGGAGGTCTTGTAAACATGGGCCTTACATGCTATGCCAACGCGGTGATTCAGTGTCTGCGTCATTGTGAAAAAATCCCATGGATCTTCACAGAGGGCCGATATTCAACACTCTTCGAAAAAGAGGCCAGCCCTAAAAGGGAGGCTCAGCAAGACATGTGTAAATCATTTGCAAGCATCGTTCAACTCCTCGAAACATGTAAAGCGGGGCAAATCGTTCGGCCGGCCGACTTCTGGATAAAATTCCAGAACACCATCCGAGACACACCCAACGACCACCTATTGGTAAAGAGATCCCACGACAGCAACGAGTTCTATCTGGTTCTACTCGACATCCTACATGAGGCCCTCTCTCAAAAAGTGGACATGCGGGTTTTAAGGCCCGAGCCAAAGAACGAGGGCGAGAAACATTGTATTCAGGCACTCGAGACATGGCGACAACAATTCCATACGAATTATAGCCCGCTCGTAGATCTGTTCAATGGGATCATGCACAAGATTACGCAATGTACGAATTGTAAGAATAAATCGCATCGCTGGGAGACTTTCACCGATCTGAAGGCCGCAGTGCCAATGACGATGGGGCCTGATGGTGCAAGGCCCAGTATTATCGAAATGATCCAAAAGAACTTCGAGGAGGAGACGATCGACGACTATGACTGCGAGCATTGTCGGCCGACGCGCCAAAAAGCCACATCGCGGAACTACATCTGGCGACTGCCCCTATACGTGGCGGTGAACCTGAAGAGATTCACGAATAATGGCCGGCGCATCGATACTCCCACCGCCGATCTTCCCAATGAGGGCGAGACGCCCCTTTCCTTCCAGCCCCTCTTCTCGGCAGAGAGCCCCGAGACGGAGGCCAATATGAAATACGTCGTCCATGCGATCATTGATCATCACGGAAGTAGTACTGGTGGCCACTATACGGCACAATGTCGGAAGAAGAACACCTGGTGCCTATATGACGACGAGAGCGCGCGGCAGATTTCCAAGCCCATATTTGGAATGGCGACCTATATGATTTGGTTTACGCGGGCCACCTAGGCTGCGAAAAATGCCTCCAGCGCCCCCGATTTTTTCGCTCGATCCACATACTCCCCACCGAGCTCGAAGGTTGCCCTGGCGAAATGCGTGAGAATGCTGCGGCGGTCCTCCTTTGAAAGTGGGCCATCGGCGGCTAGGAGCCACTCGCAAACATGAAAGCATGTAAACCAGTCCTTGGCCTCCGTTGCAGGCGACATGATTAGCTGCATTGGATTAATGTAATTCTCGCTCAAGCCCCGATAGTTCACAACAAACTGGGAATTACTCCCGTAATATGGCTCGAATTGCTCGGGATCTTCAAAGCGAATACGGGGGTACAATTGTTCGTCGGTATGCCCATACCCAATCTGCACATACTCGATAAAGGCCGTCTCCAACTTGGTACAGAGATCGTACATATTCGCCGAAGATCCTGTGATGAGCTTCGTGGAAAAGGGCCTGTGACCGCATTTGAAATACTCGCCCGCCTTGGATACGAGGGAACGCGGGCTATATTCACTAAACATTAACGACACCTTGTCGCGAGGGGGGGCCTTGAATACGGAGTCCAGATTTGCCAAATTCGAGTGTCCCCAGTGCTCTATGGAGATATTTAGCCAGGCAAAATGCGTAGAGTGGAAGGTGTTTTCGTCGATTGCCGTCTTCAATAGGGCATATTTGGCCATCGTCATCAGATACTGGGAGGCCGTATTGTACGCCTCTTTCTTATAGGGATATTCTAGGCGATTTTGCTCGATCTTGTCGCGATATTGGAACAGGGGGAGGGTCTCGAAGTCAATAGGGACAAATCGGGTTTTTTCGAGCAAATGTGGTGGGCGAATGGACTTGAGCTGTTCGAGATACGGCTCCTCGCAGAATACGATGAGTGGCTGGTCAATACTCAGCGTGGAATGGGCGGCATTGATGTAGTGTTCTACGGGCTTCTTGGCGACCGATTTGGACCACCTCTTCGGATCGAAAAGTGCCGTGACGATCGTCCAGGTGGTAGCAGCTGCCCCAGCTGCCCCAGCTGCCCCAGCGGCCCCATCAGTAGAACCAATCGTGCTTAGGCCGCCTACGGCGGTAGACCACTGAATATCGGGCCTGGGAGCAAATGAGATGACGCCAGTGCCCCTCGAATCGCCCAAATGCGTTATATCCAATTTCTCACATGAGGGGATCCTGTACCAGAATTTGTCGCGCATATCCTTATGCTGCCAGAAGCCCGTGCAGAGAATGAGGCCCGCGTAGCCCTTGGTCTTCAGCCATTCATAGAATTCGTATTCCTTTCCGCCAGTGAATTGGAAGCAACTATTGATAACGATCATATCGGATCCCAGGATAGCCTCGCTCCAGAATTCTCGTGGCCCCTCCTCCCACAGATCCGATAATTCGAATTCGACATTCGGCATATCCTTCAGGCGAGTATGACGCCTGACATCAAATGAATACACCCTCGTCGCCGAATTTCCGCTCAAAGCTAGGGCATATGCGCCATGGTGAGTACCGATATCGACAATAGTCTTGCCCGACATCTGCGCCGAGAGGTAGGCAAGAAGACGATAGGGCCGGTTTATCCCATATAGCTCGACGGCATCAATAGAAAATTCCCTCTGATTTTCTCGGATGGAATTTTCCAGATTATATGATAAAAGTGTTTCACTTGAAACAATCATCGATCGCTCTTATAAATGGGGGGTTGCACATCTTTAGACCTGTGAGCCACGCCTAACAAGAAAACGCCTCCACCTTTCCAGATCCAATATACTTCGTCTTCACGGGCCCAAACACGCCCAACATATCCTCGACCCGGAAATGAACATGGGGCTCGATCCGACCCTTCATGGGGACTTTGTAGGGCTGGGGAGGGCCGCGAATAGGAAGAACGGCATCGCCACTATCATCCGCGACCACAATGCCGGAATTATCATAGTCGCCGTATGCCTCATCCCATGACACGGGCTGCGCATCATTCGCCAGAGGATCCGGCTCGGAAGCCCAATAGACAACCTTGGCGCCGGGCGGCGCCTTGATCGTCACAGAGTCCGTGGCCCCCGTGGGGGTCTTCGGCTGTAGGGCACCGGATGGAAAAATGGTCTGGCCGAGAAAGGGGAGATAGACGTCGCGACGGAAACACAGGAGGAGCGCGCATATCCCTATTACGAGATAGAGGATGGAGGTATACCGCTTTCCTAAGAGGGAACGCACCAAGTCCTTCCCTGCAATGCTCATCGTTAGATAATTCACGCCACCGAGTAGCACAAGGGCAACGATAATCATGTAGATTTTCTTATTCACGTACATTGTCTGGGGCGTATCTCTCAGAATATAGTCCATCTATTAGGAAGATAGAATGAGTTCCTGCGCAAAACGTTTCTGGGGCTCTGGGACACCTTGTACGAGATCCGAAAACACGGAGGCAGCGGAGAAAATGAACGCGAAACTGGCGGAAATGATCGCGCTCCGTAACCAACAGGATGAGAAATTTGGCCCTGTGATTGCAAACCCTGTAGCCACCACACGCAAAATATCAAATGCCATAATAAATGTCAGGCCCGGGCCCATGTAGTTATTTTATAGCCAAAACATTCGGCCACATGGCCACCGGCCTCGCCATCACCACAATCTCTGCAGCCCACCCAATCCTATATAATGCAGTAGCAAAGCTCATGCCACCAATATGCGCCTTCATCCTATGGATTGTCGTCATGCTCGGGGGGTTTTATATCCTCGGCCTATTTCCGTCGAATTCCGTGGCCAAATACGCCGCCGCCGCCATACTGGCAGCCCTGATCGGCCAGATCTCAGGCAATACTTACACACGACTTGAGAACGAGGACATCCTATACCGCATGTTTTTCCTAACAACCGGTATATTTATTGCCCTGCTACTTATAGGCCTATACGACAATCAGAATTTCCTCAGTCTCAGACCCTATCTATTTGCCGTCCTCATTGGCCTAATCCTATCAGAACTGGTCCTCTATCTTATAGAAATGCTCGACCCTCTCAAGTCAGCCAATCTGCTCGGCCTCAATACCCTATTCACCTTCATATCGGTGGGCATATTCAGCCTATATTCCGTCGTAAATATGCAGGTCCTCAAAGACCACGCAAAAATGTGTGTCGGATCACCCGACTATATAAACGAGGCACAAGCCCTATTCCTAACCTACATCAACCTCTTTCAGAATATATCGAGCCTCTAAGAATACATCCGCATTGCCGAAACATCGAGACCCTTGTCCTTCTTCTTGAGAAAGAGGTCCACATGCCCCCGCTTCAGAACAAAGGGGAGCGTGAAATCGGGAATGTGGAAAGGGAGATCCTTCGTATTGAAGATGCGCAGCATGTTAATCTTCTGTACAATCTGCTCAATACAGCGCTTCAGCTCGCGCACGCCCGCCTCCTCATTTGCATACTCCGTAATAATATGCTCAATGATCTCCTTTGAAATCGCCACCTTCTCATCCAAGTTAACGCTCTTTAGCGCGCCGGGAATGATGTAGTTCTCGGCAATATCCGTCTTCTCCTTCTTCTCGTACCCCTTCAGATTAATCACGACCATTCTGTCGAGAAGCACCTTGTCGATCTTCGTAATGTCATTCGCCGAAAAGGCGAACATTACGCGACTGAGATCGAGCGGGATCCCTGTCAGATATTTGTCCTCGAACTCGCAGTTCTGGACCGCGTCGGTCATGTGAACAAGCAGATTCTGGATCTCCTCGCCCTTCGGCGTGGCCGAAATCTTGTCCAGCTCATCGAACATCATGACCATCGACATGCTCTTGGCACTGATGAGCGAGTTGACGATCTTGCCGGCATGAGAGCCCTCATATACGAGCTGGTGCCCCGTATACGTGCTAGCATCGGAGTCGCCACCCAGCGAGATGAACTGGAAAGGATAGTCGAGGGCGGCTGCAATCCCGTTCTTGATCAGGCTCGTCTTACCAATACCTGGTGGCCCAACTAGAAGAAGGCTCATTCCGCTTGCCGTCGGATTGGCAATCTTAGAGGCAATGAACTGGAGAATCTGGAGCTTCGACTCATCCTGCCCACTAATAGCCGTCGACATACACTTGCGCGCCCGCTCCATGAAGGCGCTACAGGCGTCGGTGCCATCCTCGAGTTTCACGGGCATTTCCTTGTAGGCTCCAAGAGGCAATGCTGTGGCCTTCTCCAACCATGCGCGGTGCTTGAAGTACTCGCCCGAACTCGGATCCATGTTCTGGATCATCTGATATTTCCCCAGAATGACTGATTTAATCGACTGAGGCACATTCATTCCCAGGATCTTAAACATGATATTCTCCTGCGCTGACGCGGGGCGCTCGAGAGCCTTGAGCATCTCGGCCTGCTTCGGCTCGGGCAGGCTCTTGAAATGATCGATCTGCTCGTCAATGCCACCTGAATCGAGAGGCTCCGTCACGAGTTTCACGAATTTGCGCACATGCTCGCTCTCTTTTTTCATGTTGTGGCGGACGGGGACCATCTTATTGGGCGCATCCTGGCCACCGGAGCTGAAGCTAATACTGATCTCGGCACCCTTGCGACCATCGTCGTCATAGTAGTCATCGTCGTCGTCGTCATAGTCCTCATCATCCTCCTCCTCGTCGTCATCGTCGTCGTAGTCATCGTCGTCCTCCTCGTAATCCTCGTCCTCCTCTTGCTCTTTGGTCTCTTCCTTGATAGACGCCTTGGGAACCCTTTTAGGAATAAACCCGTGCCTCTTTGGTGCAGGCTCTTCCTCCATTTCAAACGAGGAGCTACTTGTGCTTGTTGTTGTGCCGGTGCCTGTGCCTGTGCCGCTAGGCGACGACTTGCTCTCCTTGTCCAAAGTCCTCTTAATCCGCTTACGCGCCTTTAATGCTGCTTTACGCTTTCTGAGCTCTTTGTGTGTAAGATTACGATCATCCATATCATCCTCATCCTCGTCAGAATACGCAATAAGGCCCCGAATATTCCCCCTGCTATCAACGCTCTCATCGTCGCTAGGAGGAGGATTTCCGGACCTCTTTTTAGTCTGCGTCGGCTTCTTGCTACCCGGGGCACTTTCCCTCGGGTCGCCAGACTCCTTCTTGTTCTTCGGTCCATTCGTGGTTGAATTACGGGGGGGCATTCTTTTTACCATTTTGAATATAAAACTCCAGCTCAATTTTTATCCGGGTGTACCGGCGACGGGGGCTTACCGGCGCCTGCTTTTGCCCCCTCGTTTGCGACGGGGCTTACCGGCGCTGGCGCCTGCTTTTGCCCCCTCGTTTACGAGGGGGCTTGCCGCCCTTCATCTTCTTAGTCGTACCCCTCTTCTTTGGCAGTGCCTTAACAATCTTATCCGAATGTGACACCCATGAATTGCCTATTTTCCTCGCCCCATTTATAACTCTCTTGGTAACATTGCCTGCAGTCCCTGCAACCTCCTTAACAGTCTCCCCCGTTGCCGTAATTATATGCCCCACTGGGCTCCAAATATTCTTAAGTCCCACCATCTCTATAGATCCATTAGATTATTCCTTCAAAATATCATATACATCCATCAAAATAAACCGCGCCTTCTGCGATTGACTTACATACTCGGCCTGATTCTCAATCATACTCTTAATAATGCCCTCGTTGGTTTCCAAAATGGTCGCCCTCGCCTTTACGAAAAAGGCCCCCTTCTTCTTCTTGAGCACCTTCGCCATACGAACAAGACAATCCGAATACTCCTCCAGACGCGTCTTATTCCCATCCAGCTTGCCGAAATGATCCATATTTGTCAGAATGCGCTTAAATGTCATATTCAAAAGGTCGAGATCGAGGATTTCGAGCGCACTCAATTCCGCCAGAAATTGGCTATATCCGTGGCGATACCGCTTATCCTTCTGATCCTCCACAAACGTCGCATAATCCGCCGAGGAAGGGTCCTGAATATCATCGAAAATCGTAATATAGTTGGCCTGGAGCGCGTGCATTTCCTGCAGGATGACCTTGTAGCGGGAGGAGATCTCGCACAAGAGTCGCGCATATAAATGGCAAAAGATCTCCTCCGTGGCGGCCTTTCGAAACACGAGCTTCATAAAGTCGCGCACCATTTCTTGGAGGTCGGGCTCGCCCGAACCCAGGATTTGATACAGGAAGTCGCGAATATCATTATAGGTCTTGTCGCTGAACTTATTGAGCTTCGACAGGATAATATTATTCAGGATTTTCTCATTAACCGGCTGCGTGGAATTCTTGAACTTGCTCTGATACTTTGCAGGGGCCGGAGACGTGGGCTCTGACACGGAATTCCTAAAGGATGGCTTCTTTATTGCCCCATTTGGCTGAAATCCCACGAGGGACTCCGATGAAGATGATTGGTGAAATCGCTGCGGAGCATCGCTCGGTGGTGCACGGCGCCAATCCGAGCGAAAAGACGCACCGACCTCACATAAGTCCTTGATGTTCGCGATTTTGAGGCAAATCTCTGGACTCGGCTTTGAACATGTAAAGGCAAGAATATTCTTAATAAGACGCTGCTCGGTCGTCGTCGTCTCCATCTATACATATATATGAGATAGTGGTTTAGACTCCCTCGGATCAAACGCGTCTTATATCCCTTTCCCGTATATTTCCGTTCAATAGAATGGGCCTTTTGGAGGACGCCGGATTAGAGGACTTCAGCACAATACTCGGATGCAAGCTGAAACAATCAAATCAGGCATTACGGCGCAGTCTAGAGACGGCCACGACAACGAGTGACCGCGCCTACGGAATGCGAAAGTCGGGGGTCCATATCATGTCGTCCCTATCTGACGAGAGGCACGCGAAATTCGGGGAAGTGTTCGATAGGATCGGCGAACTGGAGGAGGAGCTCGAGGGGTTTCTGGAGCCCGCCTCCGATGATCTGAAGGCCCTCCAGACGGATGCCCTCGGCCAGCTCTCATTCCAGGAGCCGTCCTTTCGCGCCCTCAATTACGTCCCCTACATTCTCGTTTTCATCATGTATTTCAAGGTATGGTTTGTCCCTACAATGGCCATCATGACCCCCGTATTCGCCTGGATTCTCCCCTATATTTTCCTGAAATTCATGGTGAATTTGCCGATCTCGACCGAACAATACGGGGAAATTATGGCACTCATGTGGTCAGGGAATATGATGCCGGCTCTAAGAGGTGGCAACAGCGTGAGCAGCAAGGCCCCGTCAATGTATAGCGCCAGGAGCATCGTCCAGATGATCTTCATGGCAATCTCTTTTATTCAGTCTCTCGTCCAGCCCATCCAGAACGCGATGCATTTATACAAGACGGACTCCACGCTCTATAAAAAGGGGCAGCAGATTATTGAACTGGCCGACAGCTATAGTAAGATAATGGAATTATGTCGCGATGAGAACATTCGCTATCCCTTCAGACGATCGCTGTTAACTATCCCCCGAAATGATCCCCGCATGGCCGTCCTCCTCGTCCTCGAACAGCCCGAATTGGTTCGAATTGCTCTGCGCGATATGGCGGGAATGGAAATCATCTGGAAAATGTCTCAGTCCCCCTTTTTGAGAATTGCCCACGTAATTGAAAAGGGCCCCCACCCGCTCTTCCAGGCGCAGAACTTTTTCGACATTTCCCTCGGAGATAAAGCCGTCGCCTCTTCGGTCAAATTCACCGGCGAGAGCCCCCACGCGGCTTTAACCGGCCCGAATGGAGGCGGCAAGTCGTCGTTCATGCGCGGGATCCTCCAGTGCGTAATTCTGTCGCACACGTATGGGGTCGCGCCGGCGGATGGCCTCGTTGTTCGCAGATTTTCCTGGATTTCCTCCGGCCTCCGTCTCCAGGACGCCCCGGGCAATATGTCGATGTTCGAGACGGAGGTCTGGTTCGCGTCGCAACTTTTACGGCACAAGGCGGAGGGGCGCATCGGCCTCGTGCTCTACGACGAACTCTTTCACAGCACGAACCCGCCCGATGGGATACGGACGGCGGATATTTTCTTGAGGCGTTTGTGGGCGAAGACGGGGGTCATAAGTATCGTGAGCACGCATGTATTCGAGCTCGTGGAGAAGGCCCCTCCCGCGATCCAGCGTCTGTGCTGCCAGGCGAGCGTGGGCCCGTCTGATCAGATTGAATACAAGTATAATGTTGAGGAGGGCATATGCAAGGTGAGCAGTGTGAAGACGATCTGGGAGCGGTTTGGGCTTCAGGGCGAGTGACAAATGTTGGCACTAAATAAGAGGGATGTTGACTAGGCGTAACGGCCGTTCGAGGCGTCGCTTGAGGCGCACACAGAGGGGGGGTCAGGGTAAGGCTGTGCCCAGCGAAGCTGCCCAACGAGTTGCCGCCGCTCGAAAGGAGGCTGCGCTTATCGGTAGGTATAAGGCACAACAATTGTTAAAGGAAAGGGCCAATGAACCAACATATGATGGCATAGTGGACTTAATAGATAGGGGATCCACATACTTGGCAAAGCGCGTTTTTGGGGATTCTGTGATTGACACCCTATTGAAAAAAGAAGAGGGGCAGCGGGGAGAAAAGGTGCGCAATATATGGGAACTTTCCTCGCCAACAACCCAATGTAATAATGTAATTGGCGGCGTAGAATATGGTGCCACTCATTGTTGGATATGTGGTCTGACAATTCAGAAAATAAAGGGTATGACGCCCGAATGCGAACATGTTCTTCCTGTGGCCGCTGCAGTGGTATATTTAGCATTGTACAATTCTACCAATAAACATAGCAGTGAACATCTCAAAAAAATACATAAAATGGAATATGGTTGGGCGCATGTAGTGTGTAATCAAGAAAAGAAGGATCTATTACCGGTATTTATAAAGAGCACGGATGCTACGGGCGATCGGCTTGAAATTAATGATATGGCAATAACAAAGCTATTAACACAAATATGGAATAGTAGACGAGATGATGCTGCCTTATTTAAAGAGAGGCTAAAGGTATCCTATGCAGGATTCCAGGCATTTAAAGATGCTAGAATGGGCGCGATTAAGAGCAAATATGAAAAAATAACAGAATATGTGAATGGAAAGGGTAGGACCAGGAACATATCTTTTGCCAAACTCGTGTCACTTGCAGGATTTCTGGAATTAAGTAATGAGGAAAATATAAGAGAATCTATTCGAGAAAAAATATTTACTCATTCCGTATTACATGATTTAGAGGAATTAAAGCGTGATCCTGAGAAAATGTTGGAAAGTTTGCCAAGGCAACAAAGTTTAATAAATATATCCGATATTTCCGAGTTATACGATCATATAGATACAAAAAAATATATCGCGGAGCAGTATATAAATGACTTTTTGTCAAATATATACACATACATTGTTGCATTACAGCCAAAGAAAAGGGTGCGTGAACCCGTTGGAGATTTTAAGAGAATATTGGATCAGTTTTTTATAAGACTACACTCCCGCTCTCCAATTGTAATGCGACAGAAGTTAGAGGCGTATAGCGACTTAGAGGAAAAATACGATATTCCTACAATCAATAGGGTTTTAGGTGAAAAGTATAATACATTCGTGAGTGAAAGGGAGAAGGTCGATAAGGATGCGGCGGGTGCTGGGTTAGTTGCACTACAGGGCGTATTACATTGGGACCCGCTTATGGGATTAGCGAATGTCGCTCACGCTCATGCGCCGCCCCCCAAAAATGAGGAAGAGGGCGAGGAAGAGGAAGAAGAGGAAGAAGAGGAAGAAGAAGAGGAGGAAGAAGAGGAAGAAGAGGAAGAAGAAGAGGAACTAAATAGGAGGCCAAAGACAAGGCGCCGTTTACGGGGACCATCGCCGCCACCATCGCCACCGCCATCACCGCCAGATGAAAAGATGGGAGGAGGTCGCCACACGCGCAAGCGCCGCCCGCGCTCACCCCGGCCCTCTAAATCCTCCAACTAAACAAGAAACCAAATGGTAACGGAGCTGCTCGTCCTCGGATTTATCTTCTTCGTCCTCGTAGGCTCAGTCTCATTCTATTTTTACTCCCGCATGATGTATATCGAGCGCAAGATCAGTCTCCTCGAGACCATCCTCCTCGATATCAAGATGACCATGGAGATGGAGGACAACCGCCAGCACAATGAGTTTGTACACTACGGAGGCAAGGCGCCTAGTCCCGTAATTATCAAGGACCTCTCTGGCACCCCCCTCGACAGCAAGAACGACAGCGAGGAGCTGGTGACCCAGACCGAGTTCTATAACATGGTCCTGGAGGCCGCCCCCTCCGCCCCTCTCTCCGAGAGCAAGGTGGACGATGGCGCAGCCCCTTCAGCCGTCGCCCTACCCGACTACGACACACTCGGTCGCGAGGAGCTTGTCTCCCTCGCCGAGAAGCGTGGCCTCCGCCTAACGAAGAGAATGTCAAAGCAGGCCGTCTTGGCCCTGTTGCGAGAAGCAGACAAGAATAGTTCTGGCAAGCAAGAAACAGATAGGGATGGCGCATCCGTTACAGGAAACATGGACGGATCTAATGAAGGTGCTCCTCTTGATATGGTCGAGAGTGAGGCTCTTCCTCTGGAAAGTTCCGCATGAACTTCTGAGTTGTAAGGAGAATATACGAACATGGACGCGAAACTATTTAGATTACCAACGAGCCCCGATCTTGTCCGAAGTGCCAAGCACGCCAGGCCAACCGATATTGGACAAATTGGAAAAACCCAGCAACTCGCCGCCCCCGACGCACGCTTCCCTGGTTGGGCGGGTCCCATGGCGGACGCACGTCTGGTGACCGACTATTCCTCCCACTGCTCAACAAACATCCCGACAGGTCGCCAGTATGCCACGAAGGAGTTCATGCAGAAGAATGCCACCGATATTATTGCCCTATCTCGGCGCCGCCAGGCCGAGTACACGGGGGCAGACCTCCCCTTCGACACATCCGTGGTCCCTCCGCCCACCCTCGAGCTCACGTGTGGAAAGAGCCGCTGCTCAGTGAAGGCCACTAGGTTACCTGGCGGAATAGGCATGGAGCGCCGAGAGGCCGTCCCTGAACTCTTTGGCACATTCCAAGAGAGATCTCTTGGCCCGGCACAGGCGCCCCGGGTTGGCCTCACGCACCACTACGAGGGGGGCCGGAACACACCCAGAGGATAGTGGCAGCAACCTAAGCACCCCCCTCATATAAATACTATTAGATGTCATTGCCTCAGAAGGTATTGACCTTTGATATTGGAATACGGAACCTCGCCTGGTGTTTCATGGAACGCTCCGACACTGCCTGGACAATTCTCGGCTGGGACAATTACGATCTCCTCGCCGGCGAGTCCACTCAGGACGCCAAGAACCGGGAAAAGTATGCCTGTTCCGTTTGTGGCAAGAAGGCCGCTCATAGGAGCGGGGAGGCCACCTTTTGCACAAAGCATTGTCCGGTCGACAGGCCGACCCTACGTGACTTGAGCGGGGCCCTCCTCAAGGCGATTCCGACATGTAAGATGTTGGAGAAGATCTTGGGCGGATCTTCGACCGGTGGCCCCAGAAATAGGACCCGTGCCGGGTATCTCGAATTCCTGGAGAAACACTTTTCACTTCCGATTGAAAAGGTTAAAACCACGAAATCAAAGTCGGAGGACTTTATCTCGCTGCACAATTCAATTCAGAAATTCGTGGATTCCCAGAAAACCCTTTTCAAAACTGCAACCCAAATACTTTTGGAAAACCAGCCGGCTTTTAAAAATCCCACAATGAAATCTGTCCAGGTACTTCTTTTTGCAACTCTACGGGAGCGGCTCTTTCCGAGCACCCCGTTCGTTGGATTTGTCCACGCTGGAAAGAAGGTGAAGGGTGTGGTGGCGGGTGATGCAGGCTACACGGGTCGTAAAAAGGGGTCGGAATTGAGAGTGGCTGAATTCTTTGAAAAGGGCGTTATTGTGGATAAGGAGGCTTGGAAGAAGAAGTTGGCCGAAAATCAAAAGAAGTCCGATTTGTGTGATGCAATGTGTATGTGCATGGATCGTCTCGCGTAAGCGAGAGGCTTGTGGACGCGCGGGAAGATCCATCTAAAAAGACCGAACCATGGCAAAGAAGAATGAGTACAGGCTTCACCCTTCACGAGATGGAGAATGTTGCCCGGACGCTAGGGCCCCCCGATAGCCTATTAAATGATATTGCCGGTATCACTGATCTCACTGATTCAGGGGATAGTTTGGGCCTGAATATGCTGATGAACTCTGGTCGCAAGAGTGGCTCTGGCTCTGGCTCTGGTGGCCCTAGTGGCTCTAGTGGCTTATGGGGCACAGAGCAATCCCAGCCCCCGTCAAGGAATATTACTATCGATAACCACTTCTCATCCGGCTCCGGCTCTGGGGGCCTGAATGAAATTGAGATCGGTTCTCTCGATACTATGGAACCAATAACGTTAAATCTAGGCGGCCCTTCATTAAACGGCCCATCTGCCCCGATGGAGATTCAGTTCTCAAAGGCCTCTGATGAAAAGAGTAGCTCCGTGTTTTCAGGGAACGGCGGACTTTTCTCCAACTCCCAGAGCGCCTCCGGACCTTTGAACACTCTGAGCCCCGCCCCGGCACCCCGCATGTCCCCCGAGGATGAGCGAAAGGAGAAGACGGAGCTCATCAACAAGCTCCAGCGTCTCGAGAGCCGTGGCATGCCCGTATCACGCCGGTACACCATGGACAACACTCTCGAGGAAATCAAGCAGGAGTACAGCCGTCTAGTGGACGCCCGGAACCTCGAGACCAGCATCAAGTTCCAGCGCCAGATGATGGTCGGCCTCGTGACGGGCGTTCAATGGATGAATGACAAGTTCGACCCGCTCGATCTCCGTCTAGATGGATGGTCTGAGTCCGTCCACGAGAATATCGAGGACTTCGATGAGATCTTCGAGGAGCTCTATGACAAATACAAGGAGCGCGGCAAGATGCCGCCCGAGGCGCGACTCATCATGGCGCTTGCAGGCAGTGGCTTCATGTGCCACGTGAGCAATACCTTCATGCGCTCTCGTATGCCGTCGATGGACGATGTCTTGAGACAGAACCCTGACATGGCGCGCCAGTTCGCGGCGGCGGCGGCCAGGCAGGCGGGGCCGGGCTTCGGCAACTTCATGTCAATGGCCATGGGGGCTGATGCAGGGCCGCCACAGGCACAGGCACAGGCACCGATGCAGTCACCGGCGGGAGCCTTCTTTGGATCTTCCGCCGCGTCAGCGTCAGGCCCTTCAAGGCCTGCACAGGTACCTCAGCACGTGGCAGCGATGGAGCCGCCGAGAGCCACTGCAAGGCGCGAGATGGCCGGCCCATCCGGCGTAGATGATATCCTGCGCACATTTGAAGAGGTGCGTAAAAATGAGGCGGCTTCTGGGCCCATGATGCCCGAGTCCCAGCCGGCGATGGCTGCAGTGGATCTCCAGAGCGTGGGCACCGACGATATCGGTAGCATGGGTGGGTCGCAGGCTGGAGGGCGGCGCGGGAGGCGCAGGGCGCCACCGACGGGTAACACGTTGAGCCTGAATGTGTAAAAATATCAAATCAGCGGTATTATCGTATAATGTACTTTCAGTAAATTATGCGAATATTACTACTATATTTTTAGCCAAATCACATCGTCAGAGACGCCAGATCCTCAGGCAATGTCACGATCTCCGTGGAATAATATGTGCGAATATCCTCCAAGGCCCGCATCTCATCCGCCGCCACGAGATTGATCGCCACACCCTTGCGCCCGAACCGGCCCGAGCGACCAATACGATGGATATAGTTCTCCTGCTGCGTCGGCAACTCGTAGTTGATTACTAGAGACACCTGTTGTACGTCGATGCCCCTGGCCAACAAATCCGTGCTGATCATGATACGGACATCGCCTGATCGGAACTCCTTCATACGCCTCGTGCGCTCATCTGGCTCCATGTCGCCGTGAATAAACGAGAGGGGAAAACCCTCCTGTTTCATCTTCTCCGCCAGCCACTCCGCCTTCTGACGCTTATTACAATAAATCAGCGCCTGATTGATCGTGAGTTGCTTATACAGATCGCACAGGACGTCATACTTCCACTCCTCCCGATCGAGCGCGACGAAATACTGCTTGATGCCGACCAGCGTCACTTCCTCAGGCGGCACTAGAATGCGCACAGGGTTCTTGAGGAGCCCCTCGGCGAATTCCGCGACGGAGGGTGGCATCGTGGCTGAGAAGAGGGCCACCTGGCAACTGGTCGAAAAGCCCAATTGGAGAATGCAGATGATCTGCTCCTTAAAACGATCCTCCAGCATCTGATCGGCCTCGTCTAGGATTAACACGCGGATCAGATCACGCGCCAAAGCGCGGCGGTTCATTAAATCATAAATACGGCCAGGAGTGCCAATCATAATATGGACGCCCTTCTCAAGAGCCTTCAAATCATCCCGAATAGGCGTGCCACCCGTGGCAGAATAAGCGGTGACACCCATATATTCTCCTAGAGAGGAAGCCACGGAGCGGATCTGTTGGGCCAGCTCGCGGGTATGAACTATGATTAGCACCTGTGGCTTCTTAAGAGCGGGATCGATCTTACACATGGACCCGATACAGAATGCCGCGGTCTTTCCCGTGCCTGAGCGGGCCTGGGCAATAATATCCCGCGACTCCTTAATCGGCACGATGGCCTTTGACTGAATATCGGAAGGGCGCTCGAACCCATAGGCATAGATACCCCGCAACAATGGTACCGGCAAATCCATGCCGTCGAAATTGTCATAAATCTTCACATCTGAAGAGGGAATAATCGGAACACTCACGCTGGCACTGACGCTGACGCTGGAACTGACGCTGACACTGGAACTCATCTTACTAACTTTAGTACGAGTTCCATAAGCCCTCAATTTTTACTGGGCGGGGTGGGCAGCTCTAAGCGAGTAAACAAAATTTAAAGGAAAATAGTTAGTATTCCTAGAATAGAATGGCAGAAGTAGACGACGATACAAACTTCGGCGACATTGAGGATGTTCAAGCGGGCGAGGATGTCGGCCCCGTGGCCACGACAGAATATGCCACCCCAGGCAATGCCGGCGACCCTCTAGAGGTCCTATATAAGTATCATCCTGAGACGATTCTCGACTACGCCGAGAAAATCCTCCCAATGATCCCCCTCCAGGAAATCCCCGCCCTCCTAGGCCAGGACGAAAAACATATGAGCCAGCCCTTCCTTAGCGTATTTGAAAAGACGAAAATCCTCGGATTTCGCTCGAACCAGCTCGCCCAGGGCGCCCGCCCATATGTGGTGATCCCGGAATATATTACAAGTACGCTCGACATTGCCCGAATGGAACTCGAGCAGCGGCGCCTCCCGTTCATTATCAAGCGCCCCATGCCAAATGGGACTTTCGAATACTGGCGTCTAAGTGATTTGATGATTATTTAGACGTGTGCGCATGTGACCGCAAAACGCACACGTGACCACAACTGATTCGGATCAGACTACGTCGTAAAATGCGCCTCTAAAATCAGCATCGGTCTAAGCTGGGGCTTAGCGGGCTCGATAGTAGTCATATAGGGATAACAAGATGCTTGTTTCACATGCTCCTGTAATTCCTTAGGGCGCTGTGTGCAATCACTGAAGGCTCTGCGATTGATCTGTTGCTTCTTGCGAATTATTCTCTCTAGTTGCCTCTGTTTTAGAAAGGGGATCGCTTCTTGTAACATTATTGGAATTCCCTTCTGGAAGGGCCAGAGATTTTTTAGTAAAGGTCACAATTTCCTTTACGATGGGGTTTCGGCAGCTCGTATCTTCCCAGCTACAGGTCACATATAGGTTCTCATCCGTGTAATAATATAGGCACTTTTTGCCTGTTATATTGACTAAGCTATATCCGCACATCTGTAGGTGTCCAGCCACTAATGTGCAGGAGTTGCTCGTATCAGGCGCTTCCGTGTAGGCAACCATAATACACCCGGGGCGAAATCCGGCGTCAAGTAGGGCATACAAGAAGGGCCGCTCTAGCCCGTTCTTCATGTCGATCTTTAGAATGTCAATACGCGCATCGGAGCCACCACACATCGCCTCTACCCAGGGGAAAAAGGGCTCCGTGTTCGGCCCTTCGGACCATGACGGCATGCTCTCATGTATGACTAGATTGCGAGCCAACACCCACTTCGTATCGGCACCCTTTGAGAAGTCGTAGATTGCTGTAGGCGGCCGAGATCTCGCTTTCACAATGCTTAAGACCTCATTCCATTCGTAGTTCTGTTGGCTTGACAGCGGTACTACATGGAGAGGACAGCCGAGTAGTTCTGCAAGCTCAAGATCGGCCATACAGGAGTCGGAGTTTCCTACGCTGAGAAGGATCGTCTTGGGCCCCTTCTTAGAATATATGGACCATATATTGTTCAGACACGGAAAGGGGTCGTATCCCTGGCCTATCATACACACGAGGTCCATTTACACAAGAAAAATATATTTTCGATCCACCTTTTTACGCTTTACCTACTGGCGCCAGTGCTTCCCGCAGTTGATACAAGTGATGAAGATCGTCATCGGCTCATCCGCCGAGCGCGTCTGCATCTCGTAATATGTGCACTCCCTCTTCCAACAGCGCGTACACAAGAACTGGTCGGTGGCCATGCTGCGATTTCCCTCCAACTGCTTGTTCTCTCGGATCTGCTGGAGATCGAAGCTCTCCTTCCATTTCGACGGGAATAGCTCATAGCAACTCATGGGCGCGATGGTCTCAAAGGTGAGACTGCCCTCGGTGTATAGTTTGAACAGATCCGTATTCTTCACATATGAATTCGGGTCGAAGTTCGTCGCAATTTGCCTGGCGCGCATCGTATATACGTGGCCGAATAGGGGGAAATTCCAGCTCCGAACCACGCTGCGCTTCCTGGCCTCCTGGAGGGCGCCGTTATAAATACACATTTCCAACTCGGCGATCTGGTTGGCCGAGAGGGTGGCCTGGAATTTGGCAGTGAGTTTGGCGAGCAGATGCTCACGAACAGCGATGCCGTCTGGGGGCGTATTGTCCTTCAGTTGCGCATCTTCTGAGAGAATCGGCTTATCGGGATAGGCATACGTATTCAGGGTTGTGATCAGATTGCTCGTCGCATTCGCCTTTGAGACTGCCCGCCGCTTTTTCGGCTTGGGCTTCAGGGACACCTCCTCTTCCTCTATCTCTGCAGCGGCCCCGTCCTCTTGTGCGCCGTCCTCTCCCACCTCGTCATCTTCCTCCTCGACATCCTCCTCCTCTTCCTCGCCGTCCTCTTGTACGCCGTCCTCTTGTACGCCATCCTCTTGTGCGCCGTCCTCTTGAGGCACCCCCTCCTCATCTGACACGTACCCGCCGAAGCTTTTGCTGTAGAACTGATCGTACTCTTCCGTCGTGAACTCGACAGGGATCTCAAACGTGGCTTCATCCTTCGATGCAATCACGATGATTTCACCATAGACCATATTGATATCATAGGGCGGCGGGAGCTGGTGATTGTTTTCCGTGCCCTCAGCGCCACTTGTGGCGCCAAACAGGGAAATAGTGAATGCCTTATAGGGATATGTCCCTACGAGATCAATGTCGGCGTTTTTCTTGTTATAATAGGATTTGATCATATCGAGGGTGAGGGCGCCGCTACCTTTCAGTTTCCCGCTCTTGATCTCGCCCTCTTGGCTGATGATCAACACAGGGAAACCCTTTGATTGGGCTTTGGGAGGCATTCTTTTTAGGAATATACTTGGGCGTTTGAACCCCCAATTTTTCTTGGCGGGAGCGAGGGGGTTCACAATGGAATAGACGCATGGTGTGTATCAGCATCTTGAATTTTCCCCACATCAATGTCGGGATGAATGATAACAACGAATCGGAGAGTGGTTTTGTCGGATACATCCACGTAGCATGGCAGATAGGTCCTTCTCCCCCGCCGCCCGTCGCCATCCGCCTTTTTCTCAATCCCGTATGATTTCGGAACCAACTTTACGGCCTCGCTGAGCGACATCACAAATGATTTATTGTGGTGCGATGTTACGGCGAAGCCATCGTCGTTCACCTTCAACTTAGACGGCTTATCGTAGCCCAGTATTTTACATATATTTCGAAGAACGCTCTCGTCCGAATAAATGCGATATGTTTTTATGTCCACGACCTCTTCTGGGATCGCCGGTAAATCCGTGGTAACTAGGCCAGTAATATGCTTCGACGAGAGCATTGTGAAATCCGCGTTTACTTTGCCCTTCTTCTTCTTGAAGCCGGCGGTCTGATAGGAGTTTAGACCGAAAGGGTCATTGAACGTCTTTTCGTATTCCTCCACTGCTTTTATCGAGGTTCTGTGGGGGCCCGTCTTGTGCCCGCCCTCGATCACGTCGCGCCAATAACCGGTCATTCTGCCAGGGAGGCCCTGGATCTGTACATTGTTGTCGACGACTTTCGTGTAAAGTTCGTGGGTCGCGCCGATACGCATCTTCCACATATTTGGGATGAGATTGGCGCGACGAAAGAAGCCCTTCACGCCGAGAACAATGTGGTTCTTTAGGGGCTCCTTGAATAGTTCCTTGATTTCCTCTGTCGATAGCCTATCCGTGGAGGTATGATTGCGGAATGAAATGCCGGCACGAATACACGCATTTTGTAGGCTATTCACGAATTTGTTATTTACCCGAACAAGATGCACGCGAAAGTCGGTGTTATACATGCCGATGATATCCTCCTTTATCCACTTATCGGCATTTTCGGGTACGCTGAGAGAATAGAATTCCTTAATGATGCCCTTGTTCAGGAAATCTATATGGCCAATATAATTCGGTGGAATTGTCATCTTAAACAACTTGTGTAATTCGCCCCAGCGATATAGATCGTATAGCTCCTTGATCATTGTTGCGCTGGCAAACATAAAGCGATTGTTATTTTCCTCCATGTGTGCCACGTCGAGAACGCCTGCCTCTTTTAGAGTGTTGTGTAGAACCTGAAACTCCTTGTCGCCTGTGTCAATCTCGTCAATAATAATGAGGGCGTTTCGTAAATTATTCAGATCCGCGTTTCGCAATTGCCCGTGATGAAATATCTTGTCCTTGAAGCAATTCGGCGATTTTTCCTTCATGTCCTTCTCCCACCCAGCATTACTCATGCCAGTGATGATGCGAATGTTTGCCGGATTTACAACAAATGCGTCTTCGGGATGAGTGGTCATAAGTTTGGCTACCTCGATCATGAGCCCGTCCATTCCAACCTTGGTCCGTTTTGTGATACTGATGACGCGGCGATTATTCTCCTTGAACTCTCGCACAATATCATTTGCGTCCATGATTTGATTGTCAAAGATGTATCTGGAAGTCGCCCGTTCGTCTCCTTCGAGATAGCGGCGGTTATTTGTCCCCTCGGCGGAACTATAGTCCCTAAGAACCTCTTCCCTTCGCGCTGCTATAATATCAGATGTGGTGTCCATAGACCTTTTAATGCGTGACAGATTTGGTAGCGCCTATTCAAATTTTATGCACCGGTCTAAACCATTGGGGTGAATAATATGTATGTATAGACGTGTATGGACTCCGAGCAAATATACGGGTGAGGGGCCTCCGTCAAATATGATGATATATGACGGAGGAGCCTTTTGGGGCGAAATGTTTAATACTGAGTGGCGGTGCTGGGAAATATTGTCGAGGGAAAAGGATGCCGAGGGGCGAATTGTGGAGACGATTACTTTAATGAATGAGGAGTGGGTTCCGTATCAAATATTCAATACTGAGACCTATCCTGCCTATAAGGCTGAGAAGACAGGGGATATCTATGTTGGGGAATGGAAGATTGAATATACTATGCTACAGGGTCCGCGTCCGGTGCCACCTGCGCAGCGACAGGCTCCGCAGCAGCAGCGACAGGCTCCGCAGCAGCGACAGATAGGGCAGGGACAACCGCGACATGTACAGGCACCACTGCAGCGACAGCCGCCGGCGCAGCAGCAGCGGCCGGCACAGCCGAGCTCAAGCAAGGCTTCTGGGCCTTTGGTGGCAAACAGCCACAACAGAGAGACATCCAAGAGGCAGCCACAGCCATCTCATCTAAGGCAATATCAAGAGCCGCCGGCAAAACGGCACGAACAGACTTGGACACCCCTTGTTCATATAGCTCACCAGGAAACACCTCCTTCAGCCCAGCCTCAATCGCATTCAACACAAACGCCTTCTTCTCCTCCCCCTGAACATGTGTCACCTTTGAAAAGACCCCCACAGCAATCTTCAAAATCTCGCCAGCATCCAGGTGCCCGTCGGCATAGCAGTCAGCAACCCTCTTTTTCACATCGCGGATAATATTTTCAGCGGCGGAAGTGTCCATATACTATTACGTCCGCATAATTTTTTAATAGATTTTCGCTGCAGTCCTCAGATGTTTCAATCAGTGCTCACGTTTATTTCAATCGCCGTGATTTTATATGTTGCCCACATATTTTTACAAAAATATACAAGCACGACATTTAACTGGGGAAAGCCCGCTGCCCCCCCGGCTGCACCTATGGCCAGGCTACCAGCAATGCTTGCACAACTTCCCCAACCACCTCCTCCGCTTCCGCCGCCACCGCCCGTGGCAGCCCCTCCCCCTCCCCAGATCCCCCAGCCATCTCCGGCCCCGGAAACAATAAAACCGAATGACCCTTTCCAAGAGATGAATTCCGCCACGCCGGTGAAAAGTAATATGCGTCGCCCGGAAAATTCCTTCGGCCCCGGCGTAGAAAATAGCGGGACTCAGATTTCACTCGACGCCGGAATTTCGAGCAAAAGTGTCCAGGGCGGAACATCCCAATTTTCTCCAGAGTTTGCGCAAAACGGCGGAGAGTTCATGTCCGGTATTCTCGCAAATGATGGATTCGGCGGAGACAACTTTGCGACGATCTAAGAGGGCTCTTAGTCTAAAGAGATAGCACTATTACTATATAGAATGGAACAACCAGAAGGTTCATTACGATCAAGTCATCGTGAGATCAATCCGGTCCGTTTGAAGGTTGCCCCGAAGCCACTCCAGCTCGCGGCCAGACAGCTCGTGGAAGGGATATGTGAACAGGGTGCGATTATTCGCCAACGACTTGATACTGAACGCATGAAACAGCCCCTTCAAAAGGGTGTGTTTTATGTTGCTGAAAACGAGGGGAAATCGGAGCCGGGATTTCTCGTGTTTTTGCCCGGCCGTCAGGCCGTTGTCTATCTCCAGACGCGGAAGTATGCGCCGCCCCCAGCAATGCTGCGTATGCGCGTCAGCCCTGTAGTGAGCGAAGGAGGCGGCTCCGTATTCGTGGCGACGATGGACCCTATTATGCACACTCTGCGTATCGAGGATGTGTGGATGTGGCGAGGGGCGCCCCTCTTTATGACTACGCCCTTTTCTAAGCGCCGCGCAACTCTGAAGGAATTCGTTGAGCAACATTGGGTGCCAGATGCTCGTCTCATGGGTGGAATCGCGACGACCATTCTAAATCCGTGTTCATTGGACGAACTCTGTAAGAAATCGCTCGTTGGCATAAACACGATTGATCTAATTCCGGATCATCCTGGGAAGCGGCGGATGTGGATACAGGTGGCAGAAGTGCAGGCACAAGCGCAGGCACAGGCACAAGCGCAGCCGGTACAAGCAGTGGCTATAGCGCCAGTAGCCCCGGAAGGGCATACAAAGGGTCGTGCCGTGTCTGTGGATAAGATGCCCGACATTTACGATGTATATGATGAAAACGGGGCCCTTATTAGTCGCGCATCCGTACAAATTTTCGCCCTCTCACAGGAGTTGCGTTCAAAATGCGGGCCAGAGGGTGTGTGGGTGTATATTTCATGGCGTAAGGAATTCGATGGGTATGAAATTATTAAATTTGTATAATATAGAAATGGTAAAACACACTAAGAAAAGAAGGAGCTCTCTTAAAGGCGGTGGCAGCGCAACATATACTCCAGCACCCTATGCAGTGGATCCTGGGGCACCCTATGCCCAAGTAATAGTGCCTGGATCCGCCTGTCAAAGTGCGCCGGCCCCTGGCCATATAACTGGTTACACGCCTCCTGGCCAAGGCGGTCTCCCGGGGTTTGCTGGGGGTGGTAAGAGGCGGCGTGGCTCTAAACGCAGTGGCTCTAAGCGCGTAAGAGGCGGTGGCTACAGCGTTGGTCCTCCAGGATTGGTTGAGGGCCCGAACGTGTTGCTAGACAATGTTTCAACCGGCTGCAGGGGGGCGCACTATCAGGCGGGTGGCGCACCTGGTGGCGTGGCGAGCCCCTATCTTATAGCGCCAACGGCGGGCTATGGGTTTCTGGGATCTCAGCCGGCTGCCGCGCCCATTCTAGGATCCGATGGTACACCCTTTGCTCCGCCTGTAGGATACCCCGCGTCTGCACCAAATGCTGCATGCATTAAGACGGCGGGCGGCGGTAAAAAGCGCTCAAAGAGCTCTAGGCGCTCAAAGAGTTCTAGGCGCAATAAGATCACGAAGCGCCGTCGTTAATCACAAACCTTAATAAAATATCATGATATGTCGCCACCGGTATATCATGATGTTTTTCAGGGGTATAAAAAACACCCACTACAAATAGTATGGTATTGTGGCGAAACCACCAAGGTGGCGCATACCTTTTGGGGATAGATACACATAATATTGCCGAATTTCTCCCATCTTCCATCCCAGACCTCGTCTGCTGGATTCGCGCCGATCCGAAACTAATCCGCAGTCAAACGATCGGCGAATATATCATGCGACAACCTCTAAATATTCAGCAAGCAATAAAGGCCCAATATGGCACAAATTTCCAGGAAAGCGTCGTGACCGAAATTGTGAGCGACACGCCTCTTATGCCGAATTCCTTCGTCCGAGATGAAACAACGGCACCGACTGCCTTCCCCGTTCTCCAAGACTTTCCCGGGAAGATTGCCACGATCGATATGAGCAATTATATTAACCCCAACACGAAAGCATTACACACCTTTCAGCTCATAACAAAGGCGCCGATTGTCCTACCCGACGTATTTTCGAGCTATTCGAATTGGACGAATGTGAAGACCGAATATTCCAAGGACACACAGGCCCTACGCATATATTCAACTCTTGTGGAAAAGCCGCAAGTAACTCAGGACGGCAGCACTCAAGTCATAACCCCCACTGCCGAAATTCGCGAGATCATCATATATTCAAGAGAGCTCACGAAGGAAGAAAACGAGATGTTGGAGGGATACATCACCTATAAGAAAAACGAACAATATGATTTGCCACTCGATCACCGATATTTGCCCGACATTACTCAAACGGAGCCGGTATTTGC